TGGCTGGTCTGAAGTAGATTGTCCACTGCTTCGATGGTCGCCTCCGCACACATCTTCATGAGAAGCGCCCTGGCTACATCGCCCATTGTTGTCCTTTGTTGGTTTGCGAGTCAGGATCCGGGGCGGGACTCGTCTGCACCACCCCGGATCCGTAACTCGATTCTAGCCGACTCGATGTTTGGAGTCTAGTATTGAAATCCCGCTATTTACGGGTTCACTCCGAATATTCGGAGTTGTTAGCCGCCCGAGAAAGCTTGGCCCAGACCTTGTCATACCGTTCCTGGTCGGTGGCGATGGTGTGGTCTCTGACTTGTTCCGCGATTTCAAGCCTCCGCTTGATCGGGACATACCATCCCCAATACTGCTTTCCCTTCGTTGACGTGAACTGCTCATGGCTGCCTCCATACTTCTCAGCCATCGCCTTTGGCCACGCCTCCGTGTCGGAGATGGCCACGGCTGCGCCAGTACCGACTCCACGCAGTCCGTTGGTCGCCTCCCAAATGCCGGCCAGGTATGACAGATCCTCGCCTGAGAGTTGCTTCGAAGCGGATCTAGCTCTGGGTGCCATCCAGCACTCCTTTCTTTTCGGTCGTCCTAGTATATCGTACGCGCGCGTGGCCCGCTCTTGGTCAACTTCCGCGTCCGCGCGAGTATATTACGCGCCCGCCCGACCCGGTTCGAAGATGCGTATCCAATTGCTATATACTCGCGCTGACTCGGGCGCGCGGAAGAGTTGCCTGCCTCGCCTCCGCGTATATAGGGTGGTTTGATTTGGATTTTTTTAGGGGTGGTGTTGGATGGTTCCTGGATGGGTGGGTGATGGGTGGCGCAGCACACATGCTAAAGGGTGGATATTGATTTTCATCCCGAGCGCCCAGCCCCATGTCAACGGAGTCCCGAGGGATAAAAAAACGGCGGCCTTTCGGCCGCCGTTTTCCGGCGAGAATACGCGCGAGCTTACTTCGTCGCCGAGTCGAGCGCGGCGAGTTCGTCCGTCCGCGTCTTCGTCGCGCCCGCCCGAGTCCCGCGACCCGTATACGACGAGTCGAGATCCTTCCCGGCCGCGACGTAGAGCGCGCGGACTTCCGAGACCGAGACCGGACGGCCGAGCGCGACGCCGAGCCGAACCGCGAGGACTTCCCAGCGCCCGAGCCGTCCGCCCGCGTCGCGCGCCTTCGCGACGGCCGAGCGAATCGCGGCGGGCGTCGCCTTCCCGCGAGCGAACGAGAGCGGCGCGCGCTTCCCGTTCTCCTCGTAGTAAACGGCCGCGACGACGGGAACGAGCCGCGACGCGGGGATCCCGCTCGCCTTCGCCGCCGCCTTCGTCGCGTTCGCGGGCGAGAACGGGAACCCGGCCGGGTTCGCCTTCTCCTCGCGAGCGTAGAACGTCCGAGCCGTCTTCTTCGCCTTATCGAGAGCCTTATCCATCGTCCTAACTCCTTCCGCGCGGCGCGGGATCCGCCCGGCCGCGACTTCGTTTTCGTTACCCGTAGGGTACGCGCTCTACCTTAGAGCTACCTTAGAGTTTAGTTCGGATTCGATTAGTTGAGTTGCCTCGATGGGTTGGCGCGGTTGTATTGGCTTGCGCCAATGGGTCGTGGCGCCCTGTCAACTCAACACAACTCAACACACGGTAAGCACGTCAACTCAATGCAAAGCCCATAAAATGTGCATGAGCATGGCAAATCGCATGTGTGGCCACCGCAACTCATGCCAAAATACACCGCCGAGCGTATATACGCGTGTACAATGGTTTGACATGCGCGCGCTTTCTACATCTCAACTCAAGCCATTTCGCGAAGAACAGAACCATTACAGTTCAAACAAAGCTAAAAAACGTGGCCATTGTACACTAAACATGTCAAAACAGTGTAAAAACGTACTCAAAACGTGCCTAAAATCGTCCCAACTCATTCCAGCCTCAACTATGCCGGTTTTTTGCCCCCATATTGCCCAATCCTCGACCACCTCAGGCCACACCAAGGATCTCCTGCAACAACATATTCAAAACATATACGCCGTGTGAAAAGTAATCCCCATCACGTGAAAAGTAATCCCCTATGTATACCCCAAGCATCCAACCCCAATACAACCGTAAAAACTACATTAGAGGAGCATTAGAATCGCCCTACTGCTACCCTAGACGGCAATGTTTGCTTCCGGTATACTCTAGGCGAGCCGTCGAGACGACGGCTCGGGGGAAGTGGAAGTGAGTTGTAAGAGCCTTCCCCGCCCGTTCTTTGAAAACTCAAGGATTGAAACGCCGGGAACGGAGCTAGTTCCCGGCGTCTTCTAGTCCGAGTCCGGCCCGGCAAGTAGCAATGCTAGTAAGGTGAAAACCGGGAGAAAGCGGTATCGCTCGGGAGAGCGGCGCGCGACGGATACGGACGGTCGAATCTTCAAAGGATAAGGGTATGGCGGCAAGTAGCCAACCGTGACGGCGGCTGTTGGGCGATCCCGGCCAGGGCTTGAACCGATAGGTAAAAGAATCCCCCAAGGTATGAAGCTCTCGAACCGTCGCGTCCGGAGCGTGATGACCACCGACCCCCGTTCTAGTGCGGCGGCGTTGGCTTTCCGGGGAAACGGTAGGACGAGGTTATGACCGAATGAAGGCGATCCTTGGCGCAGCTTGAAAACTCTATATGGTACCCCCTCCTTTACGGTCGGGGCGGTCGCGGTCGAGGATGGCCGCGACCGTTCCATCGAGCGCCCAAACGAACGGGCGCTGGATGGAGCGTAGCTCCGCAACCGAATGAAAGAGGGTACCGCAATGGATCAGCAAACGAGGCGTCTACGCGCGCGCAACAAGATGCTCGCCCGCAAGAACGCCGACGGACTTAGCGTTGGTTTGATCGCTCCGCGCGGTCAAGGACGCAAGTCGAAGCCAAGTGAGGTATTCGTCAACCGCCAATGCGATTACGTCATCGGCGGCAAAGAGCAACTGATTCGCAAGCGCCGAACCAATCCGGCACCAGGTCAAGCCGAGACGTACTTCATAAAGATCGTTCGCGGCGGCCATCGCTGCGTCAAGAACGAGCTTAGCAAGGGTCGTTGCCTAGAGCATCTCGGCGCGACATACGAGAACGAGCAAGACTAACTCAATAAAGGAGGGTACCAATGTACCGTTGGATCGAGTCCTGGCTCATCGATTGGAATATGCGTCGTTGCGACATCGATGAGTTCGGCCAAGAAATGTCGCGTTGGGAAAAAGTCAAATACCTCGCGGCAATCCTATGGGAGCATCGCAAGTACGCTTGAGTAGGGGTTGGCACTCATAGAGTGCCTTCCCGTACGCAACCGCGTACGGCAAGGAACCAAAAGGAGGGTACCAAATGATATCGGTCATTCCAGTCGAGAATGGCTCGGGTACGTTCAACGTTCTCGGCATCGACGAAGGCATGTTTTGCCTTCAAGGCAACCTCACGCTCGCTCAACTCAAGCAGTTGAAGGTCGAGGTTGACAAGGCCATCAAGACAACGACCGGAAAGGCCAAGTGATGTTTACTTGGCACGATCCCGATGACGACGTCATCTACGAGATGCGTTACGTTGTGACGCAATCGGATGACGAAGGCCCGGAGTACGTCGAATGGCGAGTCAAGCCTGAGATGGCAGGAAGCTTGGGAAAAGCTGCAGAGTATGTGCATGGCGATGGTGGCTGGATGAAGCTGCCGCCGTGGGCAACTCCTCCGGACGAGGCAATGGAGCACTGGCATGGCAAGGTTACGAAGATCGACCGCTTGACATCCAGTGACTTCAACGACCTGCTCGGCGCGACATACCGCTTGATGAAGGATCTCAAGCGGCTCGGGCTCATCCCCGAAGAGTTCAAGGCGATCATCGAATGAGCAAAAAGCTGAAAGGCAAGCAGCTACAGATCGCCTCGGGCAGCAGATCCAAGTCCATAGCGAAAGCTGAGGACAAGGCGCGGTCAAATCGACACAGACGCGACCGCAAGGAATCAATCAAGCGCGAGATGTGAGTAGGAAGTCCCAAAGCGTGAAAAAGAGAGCCTAGAAAAAAGCATGCTTTGGGGCTTCGTGTTCGCAATCCGCGATCACGTAATGCCCAAAGGAGGGTACCAATGTACCATACGCGAGAGGATCATCGCAATATGATCCTCGACCCGTTCAAGTGGCCGCACTTGGTGCTGCCCATCAAGCGTTACCGCGATGGGTTCATGGAGACGGCACTGGTGTACGCTGGCATGGAGAAGATTGGTGAGAACGATCCCATCCAGGTCAAGCTCAACACCACGATCTTCGGCGACATCGGTGAGGACAGTAAGATGCATGTCTTCAAGAACGTCGATGAACTGCTCGACGACGGATGGGAAGTGGACTGATGATCAAGAAGAAGCACGTCAAGGTCGGCGGTTACTACGCCATCAAGCACACGTCATCCCCGTATGGCAAGCTGTCGATCATTCGGATCGACGGCGAGAGCATGTACGGCGGATGGAACGCCACGAACCTGCGGACGAAGCGTCAAATCCGGATCAGGAGCAACACGAAGCTGCGGTACGAGGTTGTCCTCAATCCGCACTTCGACGCTTGCTGTCCTGACGAGATGCTGAAGGCCGGCATCAAGAAGTGGCTCAAGGTCGAGGAGGCTGCGTGATGTTGGAGGAAATCATCGAGGAGATGATCAATCTCTTCAAGGAGAACGGCAGCCCGCTCGATCCGCATGACATCGCGATGGACGTACTCGATAGTGCGTGCGCCCATGGATTGTACGACGCGAACAACGACGCTGAGTGCGATCTTGCGTTGAAGCAGATCGAAGAGCAAGTCCCGTACTACTTCACCGCCTCAGAGTTCAAGAAGTGGGAGAAGAGCAAGGCCAGTAAGTGAGCAGGAAGTGACGGGCTTCATGCCCGTCGCCTCGTGTTCATACTGGACACGGACTGAGAAAACAAAGGAGGGTACCAAATGAAGGTCAGAGCGATCTACTCGATGAGAGTAGAGGATGATGGCCGCGAAGTCCATACCGTTGATCACGATGGCGGTGGCTTCGTAGTGAGCAGCAAGGAAGTCGGTGTTGCTGTGCAGAACTTCTTGCACTACGCAACGCTGTCCGACATCCAGACGCTCCACCATCACCTGTTCGGCGAGTACGCCAATCGTGTGTCCGAGATCAACAACGACAACGTCATCGACATGACAGTGCGGCTTCCTGAGAAGGAATACCGTGACATGCGCGAGCGTGGTCGCGAAGATGGACGCAACGCTGCGTCCTGGATGATCGACGGCAACACGCCTGAGCCGTTCATGTTCCTCTCGAAGATCCTCACCGGCATTGAGGAAGGAGATCCTGAGATCCTGGATTCACTTCCCGAGCCGCGAGTTGGCGGTGAGTTCGCCGATGATCCCAACTGGGAGCAGATCTGCCAGGATGTCGTCGGACATTACGGTGACGACGGTGAAGAGGATCTCTTTGCCGTCTACACCGAGTCATTCCACGACGGTGTTCATTCCTGGATCGTCGAGCAGTATCACAACCTGAGCCCGAGTAACAAGGTCTGAGATGTACAGTCACTCGGGCATCGACGCTCGCGCGTATGACGCATGGGTGACTCGCGAGCCACCCTGGGATGATCACGAGCCTTGGCAGGAACTCTTGCACTGTAAGTTCTGCGGTGCATGGGTCTCGACCAAGCCTGAGAACATCATCCTGCGCGTCGAGCATTCCCGCAAGGGAACCTGCTACGGCAATCTGGAAGGCTACGATGCCGAAGGCGAATGTCCTGATTGGAATAAGCCTCACGGCAAGCATGAGATCGAAGCCTATGCCGGCCAATCAACTTACTTCCGCTGCAAGCGTTGTGGCGGCGAAGCTGAGTTGACGGAGTTCTGAGCAGGAAGTCGCACCGGTCACTCGGTGCGGCCTCGTGTTCGGATGTCCGATCACGTAACCAAAAGGAGGGTACCGTATGAACGAGTCCGGGAATATCATCCTGGGCTACCCCATGCGCATTCTGTTCGCGCCTGGGATGGAGACCGTTCTGTTCACCAACGAGGCGGAAGTCTTCATGGATGAGCATGGCGTCGAGTGGATCAAGTTCGTCGCCAAGAATGGCCCTGGTGCTCATAAGGAGCACATGATCCGCACCGATCAGATCGTCATCGTCAGGGACAACTGATGGAGAAGCGTCTGTACGTCGCGGTCATCTGGCGTCCTGAGGCGGCAACGCCGACGGGCATCTACTCCTATGATCCGACTGATCCGTTCGACGGATTGGAGATTGCTTTCAACTCGTTCGATGAGAGCAAGGTCGAGGAGTGGATCAACAAGAACGCTGACGAACATCCCGAGTGGAAGTTCCTTCAAGACTCCATAAGGATCGAAGATGGATCCTGAGGAGATCGTTCGGAACATTCCGGCGTCGGTCGTCAGCGACATCGAGTGGCTGGACAAGGCCATCGAACGGTTCACCGAGAGAGCATCGTCCGACAAGGACTTGGATTGGACGGACGTGATCTCAACTCTGTACGACGCGAGGGCAGCAATCATCTACCTCGCTGAGAAGCACGACAAGCTCGTCGTTCGACTACAGGAGCATGAACAATGAGTGACGAGGGCTTCATCCTCGACACCCCGGATCAGATCCGGGCATTCGGCTTGCTACAGATCTACTACAAGCTGAAGATGGAAGTGGAGAATCCGAAAGGCCCCAAGTGGCGTGACTCGCCGCTGAAGCAAGCCTGTGCGGTTCTTCAACGGAACAACTACGCCATCGATGTTCGCACTCGGCGTGCAGTGTTCCCGATCTACAAAGCGTATCTGGTGAGCATCGGAGTTCTGCGTAACGACGGCTCATAGCGCGCGGCGGCGTCATCGAAAGGTGACGCGCGCCGGACGCTATGTCCATCAAACCGTAATCAATAAAAGGAGGGTACCAAGTGAGTACAACCAGCAACTCGGATCTTCTGCGGAAGATCCAAGCCCTGCTGGCCAAGGCGGAAGCTACCACGTTCGAAGCTGAGCGTGATACGTTCATCGCCAAGGCCGACGAGCTTATGATGCGTCATCGCATCGAGCTTTGGGAAGTACAGCAGCACCAGACGGGCAGGATCTCCGAGCGCGAGCCGGTCATTCGCGACTTTGACTACAAGTTCGCGTTTGAGGCTGGCGGATTCTCGGAGATCGCAGATCCGCTCTGGTCGATGTTCCTCGCAACAGCGCGGTACTGCGGTTGTCTCGTCGTGTTCCATAAGCAACACTACAGCGGCGAGCGGCGCGAGTACGCCAGCTACACAGTGCCGGTCATCGGTACGGAGTCTGACCTGGGATGGTTCACTCTTCTGTTCACCAGCCTGATGACTCAGCTGGTCGATCAGATCCGTCCCAAGTACGATCCGAACAAGGGTTATGAGGAGAACCTCAGAACCTTCAAGGAGGCTGGCTGGAACTGGCTGGAGACGGCGGCGCTTATGCAACAGCATGGCTTCCATACCGACGTCACCACCGACAAGGCTCGACATCTGTGCGCTCACGCGTACAGGCGTTGGTGCAAGCGCACCGGCGTACAGCAAGACTACGCCAACTGGAACACCTATCGCCGGAACTTCGGCGCTGGGTTCGCCAATGCGATTGGATCGCGGCTCGACGACATGCGAGCGGACACGGTCAAGAAGGATGCGTCCGGCGGCATGGAACTCGCGCTCCGCGATCAGGGCCAGATCAATCGGGACTTCATGATGTCGGAGTTCCCGGTGACTGCGTCAAGCGGTCGCAAGTACGCGCTCGTTCGTGACAACCGCAAGTTCGACTCCGCAGCCTATGGCGGCGGGCGGTCGGCTGGCGCGAAGGCGAACATCTCGTCCTCACCTGGCCGTGGCGTCAAGCCGCAGCAGGGTAAGAAGCAGCTGGGAGGCTAACATGCCTAAGCAGAAGAGCAGAAGTGCTCGCTGGGAAGAGGCTGCGGCGAAATGCCGTAGTGAGTACGACAAGATCCTGGCGGCAGCCGACGAGTTGGTCGGCGCGCTGTCCGATCTGGAAGACATCCGTGGCGAGTATGAAGACTGGTTCGACAACCTTCCTGAGAACCTTCAGGACAGCGCGATGGGCCAGAAGCTCGCTGAGATCACCGGACTCGACATCGAGTCGGTCAGAGATGACCCGCTCGGGAACTGGAACGACGTTGAGCTGGTAGTCGAGAACGCCGAGGGCATGGACTTGCCGCTCGGCTTCGGGAGGGACTGATGCAGTACAACAAGGTCACTATCGAGATCGGCGTTGACAACGACAGGTCAATCGACCTGGCGACCACCGACAAGGGATCGCTCGTGATTGGCATCGAGGATCCGCAGTCGGTCGCAATCGTAGAACTTCAGCATCCAGATGTCGTCGCTCTGTACGAGTATCTGGAGGATTTCCTGAAGCGTTAGGTTGCGGTTCACCCGCGTCACGGCGGGTGTTCCGGAGCAATAACGCTCCAGAAGGAGGGTACCAAAATGGTCAAAAGGTCGCAAGTTCCGGATCAGTTCCGGAACACCGGCCCTACCGCCACCGAGCCGCAGATGGACTATCTACGCGCTCTGCGTGACGGCAAGGATCTGTCGAGCCTCAACGAGATCCAGATTGTCTGGCTCAACGAGACCGACATGAGCTTCCCCACCGAGCTTCCGAAGGCTCGCGTCAGTCAGGTCATCGAGACGCTGGTTGCGCTTCCCTGGAAGCCGCGTGAGGCCGGCAAGGCCATCGATGGCGTCGGCGACGGTCGCTACGCAATCGAGAAGCCTGACGGCACGCTGATGTTCTACAGCGTGAAGAACGGCCACAGCCGGACGTTCGTTGACGTCTGGGCATCCGACACCCGCTATCCGATCCAGAACCGGGATGAGCGAACGCGCATCCTGGAAGCGATCAAGGCGGATCCGGATGCAGGGCCCAGGTTCGGTCGCGAGATCGGTCGCTGCTACGTTTGCGGCCGCACGCTCACCGACGAACTGAGCCGGCAACTCGGGATCGGCCCGGTTTGTAGAGGCGATCAGTAATGCCTCTCGACATGAGCTGGGAGCCGAAAGGCCAGCATACGGTCATCACCGAGACCGGCCCGCTTCACCTGAACATTCGGCGCGTACTGTCGTCGAACATCGAGTGGGTGGGTTGGCCGCGAGTGATTCACGACCGCTGGATGGTCGTGCAGTTCAAGGATGGAAGCCGCTATGCGTACTTCGGCGTTTCGCGTCAGCGCGTCGTCGCTTGTGCGTATGCGGTGTCAACCGGATCGTACTTCCAACGGAAGATCCGGAAGACATTTCGTACGATGAAGCTGCGGTGACCCCGCGAGTCGCCCGCGTAACGGCGGGCGGTTCGGAGGGTCATCCAACTCTCCCCCAGAAAGTCCCTGGAAAAATGGACTAGACGGGAACACCCCCATGCGATATACTCTACGTCGCAGGGTACCATTCAACCGTAAGAATAGGAGGGAGCAACAATGGCAAGAGCAAGACGACAGCCTGCAGAGGACACCAACCCGGTCACCCCGGAGAAGCTGGAGCGGCTCGTTCGTTCGGGCATCACCAGCCACTCCGAGGCGGCGCAGGAGTTGGGCGTCACCGTCGGCCAGATCTCCTCGCTCGCATGGAGCAAGGCTCTGGTCGCGGGCGGCGAGTACAGCGAGCAGCCGGACACCGAGGCGAGCATCCGCCGGATGCGTGACGTCGAGGGTCTGCGCTGGGAACTGGTCGCTGCCAGGGCCGGCATCTCCGTGGCCGAGGCCAAGGAGCTTCACGGCGACGCAGAGAACAGCGTCGTGAGCGGTCGCCGCTCGAAGGCCGACAACGGCGATGCCGAGGAGGCCGAGGAGACCACGACTCGTCGTGGACGCGGCCGGGCAAGCTCGGCTGGGAAGACGACCACCGGCAAGCGCGCGAGCGCTGCCGCAACCCCGCGTCGGTCTCGCACCCGCGCGGAGCGGCGTGCCGGTAGGTCGAACAACCCTTCCTAACGGCAGTCGCGGAGTCCATCAGAACCGGTGACCAGGAGGAGGTTGAAAAATACCTTCGTCCTGGTCGCCGGGTCTGGATCATAGTCAGGTTGGATACCCTGGATCCATTCGTAACAGGGCCATTCCTGATTATCAGCTTCAAGCAGTTCTTGCCCGCAGGGACGTTCGACAGGGACGGTTACATAATGCGGCGCAAAAAGTCACTGATCCAGATTTATACCGACCCAGGCGGATACCGGACATTGGCTGCCGCCGACATCCGCTTCGAAGATCCAAGACGGACTGGAAGGTGAGCTGCAGCCGTCCCTAGCAGTAGGGACGGTTGGAGCCCATGCTCCAAAACAAAGGAGGGTACCGAGTGGACATTCTGAAGGAATGGGAGCGTGATCCACCGCGCGCCGAGATGACTACCATGACAGCGTTGTGGTACGACTTCAAGCGGCGGCGACGAGATCCCGCGAGCCCAGTGTGTCGATTCCGAGATGACATTCCGGACGCTTGTGCGCATGACATAACAGCACTAGACGCGCTGCGTCGAGCGGTGCGCAGCAAGCGTCCAAACGGAAAGATGCACAACCATCAGTCGAAGGTAAGTCCGGCGTTGCCTGAGTTGGAGCGTAAGCTAGTTGACTCCATCAATGCTCTGGTCAAGTCCGAGACTTTCGGACAGCTGTACAACGCCATCGATCTCCGAGCGCCGAAAGGCATCGGGCCAATGACGACGTACGATGTAGCTGTACGGTTCGGAGCGTTCCTTGGATTGAAGCCAGAGCGGATCTACCTGCACGCTGGAACACAGGCGGGCATCAAAGCTCTCGGCTTGAGTACGCGAGGTTGTTGGCAGACGTTCCCTGAGGAGCTTTTGCCGGCCATACTGCGGAACAAGGATCCGGATGAAGTGGAGGATTTCCTCTGCACCTATCGACTGGCGTTTGAAAGGATCAAGCGATGAGAACGCAAGAAGAGTTCGTCAGTCGGCTGCCTCTGTACCAGGCGACGAGAAGCAAGGATTTCCCCGGCTTCTTGATCGTCAGATGCGGTCGAAAGGATTGCCCAGGGACGATGGGTGACCGTCCGTTCCTGGTAGCCGAACGTGAATGGTTACGGCCATTCCGTGTAAAGAAAGGACAGCAGGTTTTACCGACTGTGATCATCGGTCGCAGCTGTCCCTATTGCTTCCGTACAGGCCGCGTACCGGCTAGGCGGGAGATCGGCTAGGCTAGAGGCTGGGAAAGCGTTATACACCAGCCTACAAGCTCGCCGCGCCGGGTAGATCCGCTGCCCTGGCGGCGGCGAAGGGGGATCCGGGTCGGATTGGTACCCTCCCCGGATCCCCCAACTACTTCTGAACACGACGGGTATTCCCGGTTCAACTCCGGGCGTGTTCCTGGCCGTCAAGAAAAAGGAGGGTACTATGCCTGAGGAACAAAAGGTGCAGTTCGTCAAGGAGCCTCCTCGCAAGCGTGGTGGAATGTTCGGTAAGTGGATGGTGCAACTCCAGCCGCTCGTCGAGAACCCGAACAGGTGGGCTTTGGTTTACACCTGTGAGACACCCATGCACGCGAATAAGCTCCAGTCGAACCTGCACGCGCGTCTAGTGAACATCCCCGAGCCGAACCATGTCTGGGAGTTCGCTGCACGCGGCAGTGAAGTCTATGCAATCTACCGAGGTAGAAGGAGAGGCAAAGATGCAAGCGTTCGCCGAGCTAACAGAAGAGGGTGATCGCTGCGAGGTACATTTCCGGTACAGCCCTGATGCTGTACTGGCGATGAACCGGCTGAAGCCTCTCGGAGCCAAGTTCGTGAATGCGAACAACGGTGGCCCGAAGTGGACGCTGCCACTCGATCTCGTTGTCATGAGGCGTCTTCGCGAGGAGTTTGGAGAAGGTCTCCAACTCGGGAACGCTCTCAAGCAGTGGGGTCGCAAGCAGGTGAAGAAGGAGAGCAGCCTGAAGACTCTGGCGGTCGCGGACGATGCGCCGCTGAAGAGTATGAAGCTGTACAAGAAGCTCCCCAAGCTTGCGAAGTGGTTTCGTCCGTACCAGCGGGCTGACGTGATGTTCATGGCGACGACTTCGTGCCTCAATCTACTGGAGCCTAGACTCGGCAAGACGACTGAGGTGATCGCCTCAGTCTTCGAAGCTGATTTGGAGAACGGCGGTCATCTCGTCGTCGCGCCGAAGTCTACGCTGGACAGTGTTTGGCGTATGGAGATCGAACGGTGGACTGATCATACCGTGGTAACGTTCTCGGGAGACCTGAACCTTGCGGAGAAGGCCGACTGTGAACGTGTCGTAGATCGCTGCCTGAAGGATGGAAAGCCGTTCTGGTTCGTCACGACGGCGGACATGATCCGTCGAGGCAACTTCCCGAAGATCGAGTGGAACTCATTCACGATTGACGAGTTCCATAAGACGGGGCTGCCTGTGGTGACCAACGCTTTCCCGAAGGTGGCGAAGGCGATCAAGGCTCAACGGAAGTACGCTCTGAGCGGCACACCGATGGGTGGTAAGCCGATCAAGCTCTGGGGCGCACTCCACTGGCTGGAACCTGAGAAGTATACATCAAAGTGGCGATGGGCTGCTCAGTGGCTGGTGATCGAGACGACCTGGGGCAACCACAAGCAGATCGGGAACATCATCAAGGGTCGCGAGGATGCGTTCTACCAGGCTCTAGCTCCTCATGCAGTTCGGCGGCTTCGTTCTGAAGTCCTGCCGCAGCTGCCTGAGACGCAGTGGATCGATGTCTGGTGCGATATGACCCCGAAGCAGGCGGCTCAATATACCGAGTTCGCCAATGCGGCAGAAGTTCGCATCGATGAGTATCATCTCTCCGCTACCTCAATCCTGGCTGAGTATACGAGGCTCAAGCAGTTCGCGAACCACAAGTGCTCAGTCGAGGTTCTCGGCGTAGATGAAGAGACCGGGCGCGTTGATATGAAGGTCAAGGCCACCGAGGAATCCGGGAAGATCCCGATGCTGCTGGACAAGCTTGCAGAACGCGGGATTGATCCGGCGGATCCGGAGGGTGACGACCAGGCGATCATCGCGAGCCAGTTCCGCGAGACCGCTGAGATGATCTACAAGTACCTGAACCGGGTAGGTATCCGGTGTGAGATCATCTCGGGCGCAGTCAAGCAGAAGGATCGCAACCGCATCATGGCCGACTTCCAAGCCGGTCGGGTACGGGTCGCGATCCTGGTGACTGCGGCAGCCGGTGTCGGGATCACGTTGAATCGAGCGAGTGACGTTCACGTACTCGATGAGACCTGGAACCCGGACGATCAGACTCAGGTCACTGACCGCGCGGTCGATACAACGAGAAATCACCAAGTGACGGCCCTCGTCTATCGGTCGCGTGGAACTGTGGAAGAGTACATCAAGAAGGTCAACGACGACAAGTTCGAAGTGAACAAGAACGTCCTTGACCTGCGACGTCAGATCCTCAAGGAGAAGGTGAAGGCATGAGCGTTCTAGTGTTCATCAGTATCATCACCTTCGTCATCGGCTGCTATTACGGCGTCAAGCGTGGCGTCAGAGATCTGGCAGAGAAGAAGGTGGCGGAGATGGAAAGGCGAAACAACCCGCCGAAGGGTCGGAAACGGCGTGTGGATGTATCTGAAGACGCCCCGACAGAGTTGTCCCAAGCCGAGCTAAAGGCGATGGGCAGCTGGTTCAAGGAGTGAGGATGGGTACCAAATGGGCAACCAGCCCCGTACTTCGTACGGGGCTGCCCCATCCCTCTAATATCGTACGCTCGCGAGGCTGCTACTTGCTCACTTGTCGCGTCCGCGCATATACGCGCGTACACGAGACTCCGCCGGTAGCTGCCCTCGCGGGCGTGCGGTATTACCGCGCGCGAGGCTGTCAACTCAAACCAGTTTCGTCCCGCGTATAGTGGACTCCAACGTAAAAACCCCGCTCGGAGCGGAGATTAGACTTTCAACTTCGGATCCGGTAGGCTTCGACTAGCGCGGCTCGCCGCTCCGGAGTCTTGCGGCCGGGGCGGTTGAGCGCGCGGGGGAGTAGCCGAGTGTCGGGCGGCTCCTGAAGTGAAGGGTCAACCAAGGAGGATTCCACGTGAGTACATCGATCAAGCGTACAAGACGCCGTGCTGACTTGGCGCAGCATAGGCGGGCCGTCGTTGCGACCCGACACGCTACACCGCGCGACGGCCTACCTATGCTGCGTACGTCCGAACGGGGTACCTTCAAGCGGTGCCGGTGGAAGTGGTGGATGGAGTTCGAAGAGGTACTCAAACCAAAGACACCGGTGCCGCCTCTGAGGTTCGGATCGCTCGTCCATATGGCGCTCGCGGACTACTACAAGAAAGGAGTCCGCCGTGGCCCCCATCCGTCTGACTCATTCGTCCGCTACTACGATGAGGAATCCAAAGCGCAGGGTGAGTTCGGATTCCGCGTTGACGACTTGGAAGCGGACGAGGTTTGGGCCGAAGCTCGCGAGCTAGGCGTCGCGATGCTCGACCACTACGTCAAACATTACGGGCGGGACGACGAGTGGGAGGTACTCGTCACAGAGCAACCGTTCCAGCAAGTCGTCAATCACCCGGTGACGGGCAAACCGTGGTTCATCTACGTCGGTACGCTCGACCTGATCATTCGCAATCGGGTCACCGGGAAGATCCATATTGTCGATCACAAAACCGCGAAGACGATCAACGTCATGTACCTCTCGCTCGACTCGCAGGCGACAGGTTACTGGACGTGGGGACTTGACTGGATCTACGCGAACGGGCTACTCAAGCCCGACCAGCGACCGTCCGGAATGATCTACAACCATCTCCGTAAAGCCTTTCCGGACGAGCGCCCGAAGGATGAGGGTGGATTCTCGCTCAACAAAGACGGTACGGTCAGCAAGAAGCAACCCGCGCCGTACTTCACGCGCACCGAGATATTCCGCGACTTCAACGAGCGTGCGATGGCGCGGGCTCAGGTACTCGCGGAGTTCCGAGATATGGAAGATGTACGTCGTGAAGGGCGGCTCGGCTTCGGGCCACCGCTCTCGGCGTATAAGAATCAGGGCCAGTTTACTTGCCCTGGTTGCTGGTGCTTCGACTTCTGCGAGCTACACGAGATCGGCGCGGACTGGACAGAGATGCGCGCGCTCGCGTCGAAGACATGGGATCCTTACGACGCTCATACCATCTACACGGAAGAGACGAGATGACTAGCGACATGTGGCTGTGCAAGTGTGGCTGCGGCCGAGTCGCCCTGTGGGGTAACTGGGCACCGGGACACGCTATGCGCGCCCATCTACCTAAAGGCCAGATGCAAGGCGACGACGCGACCCTTAGCGCGATCCACAAGAAGATGCGGCGTATCAAGGGGATGACCGGAACCTGTGAGTGGTGCGGAGAGACTCCACCCATGCGGCGCGAGGAGTTGCCACTCAAGAAGTTCCGGATGGTAGGTGGCACCGATCTACATTCTCTGACCGGCGAGTACAGCCTCGACCCGGACGAGTATGTCGAGATCTGCCGGAAGTGTCACTTGGAGAATCACAAGCCGTCAATCAGAGTATACGAGAGGGGTAGGTGATGCCGAACATTCAGCCAGTCGGCGCATCGTCTAAGCTCTCGATGTTGATACACGCCGACATCGGGTGGGGTAAGACGACGCTGATCGGATCGGGCGGGAACGACGTCAAGACGCTGATCATCCGCCCGCCCATCGACCACACCGACCCCATCATCGGCTCGGGCTGCGAGGAAGTGGTCGTCAACAGTTGGGAAGAGATATTCGAAACGCTTGAGTACGTCCAGCACGAAGGAGGGAAGTATGACTGGGTCTGGATTGACTCCATTTCTCTACTTCAAGATGTTGGACTCGACGACGTATATGGTGACGTTCTCGACCGAAAGGGGCCAGTTGGATCCCTTGCTCGACGGGATCGTGAACAGTTCGGGCCGGATCGCGGTGAGTATCGCGTCAATATGTGGCGGCTCGGGCAGTACATTCGTCATACTGTCGGAGCGGGAACGGTCAATCTTGGTATTACCGCTCATTCGTTCTGGTGGGAACCGAACGACAACGGCGTAACGCCGTCGTGCCTCTGGCCTTGGGTGCAGGGGAAGATGATGCCGCAGAAGATCTGCGGTATGATGAACATCGTCGGCTACGGATCCATCCAGGAGCGCGAGACGCGCGGACGGAAACGGAAGGTCAGGGTGCTTCATACCAACGCGACGGAGAGCTACTACGCCAAATGCCAAATCAAGCTTCCCGACGGTGGTTCTGTCTTCGGAAGCGGGGACATAATCAACCCGACTCTACCCGAGATGTTGAAGGCGATCCAAGCTGGTCGGCCTTCAGCGAATGGACGTTCAACGAGAAGAAGAAGGAGGGAGCAAAGCTAGATGGCAGTCATCAAGTACGATGTCAGTAACGTAGAATCTGGCGGCGGTGGCGAACAGCCGCAGCCAGGTCTCTACCAGGGCAAGATCGCGTCCATTACGGCGCGCACCGAGAAGGCAGACGGCTCGCCGGTACGCGACCTGGAAGTGGTCGTGGACGTTGGCGAGGAGTATTCCCGCCTCTGGACGTATGTCAAGACGCCGGACGACTCCGCGTACAACGAGGCGGCTCACGGATGGAAGTTCCGCGAGCTTACCGATGCGCTGAAGCTGCCGGCCAAGGGTCAGTTCGATACGGCCAAGCAGGTCGGTAAGGCGGTCAACGTCAAGGTCGTTGCCGACACCAACCTGGAAGGCGAGTATCGCGGGCGCGTTCGGTCTCTCTTCGCACCGGGCAAGGTCGAAGAGGATGGCGAGGGCATGCCCGAGGGCGGCGGCGATGACGAGCCGCTGACGGCCGAGGAACTGGCCGACTGGTCGCCCGAGGATCTGAAGGAGGAGATGACCGCTCAGGGCATCGCGATCCCGCGCGGTCGCTTCAACAAGCAGAAGGCTATCGACGCGATCCTGGATGCTCAGGGCGACGGCGAGGAGCCAGAGGCAGAGGCCGAAGCCGAGACCAATGGCGGTGGCCTGGATCTCGACCCCGAGTTGTTGGAGGATCTTCGCACCGATGCGAAGTTCTACGACGACTGGGAGGATGACGACCTGAAGGTGTACGCGGAGGATCTGGGTATCCTCGGCAACATCGGCGGTCGGAAGACGCGGGCCAAGTACATCGAGGCCATCGTCTCGCTCGCGTCGTCGGCGGCGAACGTCGTCAACGGTGCCGGCCAGGACAGCGGCGACGAGGAGGGTGACGACTACTCCGAGTGGACGCTGGAGGAGTTGCAGGACGAGATCGCGACCCGCAACGAGCAGGATGCGGATATCAAGATCACGGGACGGAAGACCAAGGACAAGCTCATCGCGGCTCTGCAGGAAGACGACAAAGCCGCCGAGCCGTTCTGATCTCCGAGTAGCCGACCCCCATGGCTCTCTCGGAACGCCATAAGCGCCTACTCAGGCCGTACCTGATCGGTAAGCCGCGCACGAACGGCGAGTGGGATATGTACTGCCCACTCCACGAAGACGCGGATCGGTCGGCGTCACTCAACACGCTGACCGGCGAGTGGTACTGCTTCGCAGGCTGTGGCGGCGGTCGGGTCACCGATCTGATCGCGGCGAAGAGTCAATGGGTAGATCCGGGGAGGGCCGCACTCAATGGCGGCTCTCCCCACCGCTCGGGCGAGACCGAAGTCATCACCGAGGGACGAATCCAAGGATGGCACGCGGCGCTGCTAGACGACGAGACGGTGTGCGAGTATCTCATCGAGCGCGGGATACATACCAAGACGATGGTTGACTTCGAAATAGGCTGGGATCGAGCCAAGCAGGCGTACACGATCCCGATTAGAGGCCCGGAGCGGGAGATATGGAACGTACGGCGGTACACCACTAGAGAAGGCGCTAGGACGAAGATATGGAGCGTTACGGGGATGCGAGTCACCGAGCTATTCCCGGTCAGCCAGCTAGCCGCCGACCGGATCATCATCTGCGAGGGTGAGTGGGATACGCTCGTTACTATTCAGCACGGATACGCGGCGATCACTCGCACGTCCGGAGCGAAGACTTGGTACCCACGCTGGAACCCTCTCTTCAAGGACAAGCTCGTCTTCATCGCTCAGGACTGCGACAAGGAAGGGTTGGGCGGCGCTCGCAAGATCGCGCGCTCGTTGGGGAAGACAGCCGATGTCCGGATCGTCGAGCTTCCATATGAGTTGGTTGATAAGCACGGTAAGGACATCAGTGATTTCTGGCGCGAACATGACGCTGCCGACTTCGAATCTTTGCTCGCCGAAGCCCAACCGCTGAAGAGGCGGAACGGGAAAGACGCGGGGGTTGTGACCGTACTCGACTCATTCGACGCCCACCGCGTCGGAGATCCGGTGAAGCTGCAGGTAACGATCAAAGGGAAGAAGGATCCGGGCTACACCATACCATGGAAGGCGAAGCTCAACTGTACCCAAGACGCTGGCCCCAAATGTAAGATCTGCCCGATGAACTCCGTCGGCGGCGAGGCGACTATGGAGATACCGCCAACCAGTCCGAAGATCCTCGGGATGCTCGGAGCGAGCCAGAACCAGATACACGAGATGTTGCGAATGGAGTACGGGGCGCAGAAGTGCGGGAAGCTCGACATCGAGATCGAAGACCACCAAGCCGTCGAAGAGTTGTACGCGCGCCCGTCGCTCGACCATGCGGACGGATCGCAGGCCGGTAGCTATAAGAACATCAAGATCACGTCTGTTGGGAGATATGATACGATGGCGAATACCACCATTGTTGCGACCGGCGCGCTCTATCCGAACCCGAACGATCAACACAACGAGTTCCTAGCTTGGGACATCCAAGAACAGGAGACGAGTGTAGACCGATTCGAAATGACGACGGATGCGCAGAAACTGATGAAGCGGTTCCAGCCTCGTCGCGGCCAACGGCCGTTACTCAAGGTCGGCGAGATCGCTCGGACTATGGCGGCTCATGTAACCAAAATCATAGGACGACCGGAGATGCATGCCGTCATGGATCTGACCTTCCATTCTCCGCTCTCGTTCAAGTTTGGAGGTCAGGTTGTCCACAGAGGATGGATCGAGTCTCTCATCGTTGGAGATACTCGCACAGGGAAGTCTGAGGCTGCTGAACGACTGGTACGCCATTATGGAGCAGGAGAGATTGTCGGCGGTGAAGCGGCGACTATTGCTGGCCTGGTTGGAGGGTTGCAGCAGATTAGTGGAAGAGATTGGGCCGTTACTTGGGGAGTCATTCCAATCAATGACCGCAGACTCGTCGTCATCGATGAGCTATCAGGCCTACACCCCGAAGAGATTGCAAAGATGTCAGACGTGCGGGCGTCTGGTCTGGCCCGACTAACGAAGATTCAGCAAGAGGTTACGTTCGCCCGAACGCGGCTACTCTGGCTCGGCAACCCGCGTAACGCGACGATGGACGAATACACGTACGGCGTCGATGCGCTAGGCCCGCTCATCGGTAACGCCGAAGACATCGCGCGGTTCGATCTCGCGATGGCTCTGTCGCGCCATGACGTCTCGCCGGACGAGATCAACAAACGCCTAGAGACCGGCGAACTCAAGTATACGAGCGAAGCCTGCCATACGCTCTTGATGTGGGTGTGGACGAGACACCTAGACCAGATCGTATGGGCGCGCGGCGCGGAGGATTCAGTCTTCAAGCTCGCCATGGAAGTAGGCGACCGCTATGTAGAGGATCCACCGCTGCTCCAAGCTGCGAACGCTCGCATCAAGATCGCCCGTCTATCGGTTGCCATCGCCGCTCGGACGTTCTCGACCGACGACACCTTTGAGAAGATCCTCGTTACTCCCGCTCACGTCAAGGATGCGGTTCGGTTCATCGACCTAATCTACGACATGCCAACGCTCGGCTACGGCGAGCGGTCGCGCGAGCGGATCCTAGACATACAGGAGGCCACGGAGCGTAAGGATGAGATCCGCAAGTTCCTATTGAGCCACCGTAACCTCGCGAGACTCCTCAGACATACCGGACGCTTTCGGCGTCAGGATCTTGAGGAGGTTCTGAATGTAGACCGCGAGAATGCAAATGCGATCATCAATACCCTCTACAACGCTCGGATGATTCGCAAGGAAGGAAACGGAATGGACAATATAGTGGAGCCGACGCTCCACGGTCTACTGCGCGAGGTTCGGTGGTGAAGGTGGCAATCCTTGGATGCGGGCCAGCTGGTATGATAGCCGCGCATTCCGCCGCGACGCTAGGCCACAACGTGGCGATCTTCTCTCGCAAGCGTCTGAGCCCGATGTTCGGAGCTATGTACCTCCATGCGCCGATTCCGGGAATCAGCCCCAACTCGCCCGAGATGTACATCGAAGTGTTCAAGAACGGAACGCGCGAAGGATACGCAGAGAAGGTTTACAACGACCCCGCAGCGCCGGTCAGCTGGGACAAGTTCGTCTGCGGTAAGACGCCGGGATGGGATCTGAAGAAGGCATACCATAAGCTGTGGGGGATGTACTCGCACCTGATCTGGGATACGGACATCACTCCAGAGTCTGTCTTCGAAACGATCAAGGAGTACGACCGCGTATTCACTACCATCCCGGCTACCGTCACTTGTCTCGACTGGCGCCACGAGTTCCGGCGCGTCACTATCGACGTGGTACACGGCCCGACTGACAACCCAGGTAACGAGATGTGGTACAACGGCGCGATATTCCACGGAGCGCCAGCCTGGTATCGGTACTCGCGGATCAACTACTACGAATCGTGGGAGTTTGGAGCCAACCAAATCCCTCTCTCCATACCCACCGAGATCCTGGTCAAGAACGTCCGCGTTAGTCGCGGGATGAAACCGATCAGTACGACTTGCAACTGTCATCCCGAGATCGTCCGGCTGGGCCGGTTCGGGAAATGGGACAAGCACGCCTTCACCCATCATGCGTACGAGGAGGTACGGGATGCACTGTAGCGTATGCAGCGAGATCATACGGCCGGTCGTCGCGGTAGACATCGACGGTACGCTCGGTGACTACCACGGCCACTTCATCAACTTCGCCGAACAATGGATCGGTCGCGAGCTACGGCGGGACTACACCGGCGCTGGCGGCTTTCGGTACTGGTTTGGTAGGTACAACTTCGTTGGCACCGAGGAGTTCCGGGCAATCAAGCTCGCGTACCGCCAGGGCGGGATGAAGCGCAGTATGCCTGTCTACGAAGGAGCGCCAGAACTGCTGATGACTATCATCGAGCATGACGCCGAGCTATGGCTCACGACGACGCGCCCGTACCTGTCGCTCGATACGGTCATCCCCGATACGGTAGAATGGCTCGCTCGGAACGGAATGACCGAGTACGACGGCATGCTGTTCGATGACGACAAATACGCCAAGCTACTGGAGCGCGTGGACGAGCGCCGCGTCGTCGCCGTCATCGATGATCTGAACGATATGTGCGACGAAGCCGACAAACTCATAGGGCGTCGAGTCTCCACCCTGATCGGGACACGCTGGAACGAACATCATCAGAACTGGCGGCGTAGCTCGATGGGGACGATCCTCGGCAACATCGGCAATGTCATCGACGAATGGAAGGAGACGTATGGCCACATCAAAGACGATAGACTTCGCGACGGAACACGAGCGGGTATTCACTCGGGCCAACTCCATCTTCTTGGAGAAGTCGAGGGTTAGGGGCCAGATGTGGCTGGAGTTCCCGCCATCGGACAAACTGCGCGAGCTACGCGAGCGGGTCACCCGTCTGGAGCACGCGTACAAGAAGCGCGAGGAGTCCGAGAGCAAGGGCGAGCGCGGTGTGCTGGAGAAGGACATGATTGAAGACGCGCTCGACCTGATCAACTACGCAGCGTTCTTCATCAAGCAGGTCACTAGGGGGATGAGTGGCTGAAAAGATTCAGCGGGGCGAATCGCCAGGTAAAGCGAAGCTCGGATTCAGCGGGCGCATTCAACGCGGCGAGTCTCCTGATCACGCCAAGCTATCCGCGTTCGGCAAAAAGAAGGAGTGTGATCATGAAGATACTCCGGCGTTGGTTCGGTCGGAAAGACGTACTCGCAACCGTCGTGGTACTACGAAACCCCTCAGGTTCGCGTCGCTACATCATCATTCCACGTACTCGTTCCTTGACGGATTCCAGCTTCCCGAAGCTCACGTCAGACGAATCTCCGAACTCAACGGATCCGCCCTCGCCCTAACGGAACACGGAAACGTGATGTCGCACGTCAAGTTCGAGCAGGCGGCTAAGGATACCGGGATCAAACCCATCTTTGGCATCGAGCTTTACACCGGGGAGATTGACCCAGATCGTCGGTCTCAGCTGAAGAATCACCTTACACTTCTAGCGCGAGATCAAATAGGGTACCAGAACCTTCTGCGCTTGGTCTCTCGCTCGTACATGGAGGGATTCTACTATGAGCCAACCGTTGACGGACGAATGTTGGGCTTGCACTCCAAGGGGATTGTGGCACTATCTGGATGTCAAGGATCCCTACTATTTTGCTCGCTTGTTGGAGGTAAGGGGATACCGCCTGAGGATGGTAGTTATGGCCGAGGTTTGGCTGTCGCTAAACGCTTCCATCGGGTATTTGGAGATCGCTACTTCATCGAAGTCCAAGCGTTTCCTGAGCTTGCATCTACCTGCAGGGCTAACCCACTTCTGGCTCGGATTAGCCGGGAAACGGGTGTGCCGATGGTCGCTACCCTAGATTGCCACTACACTTTGCCGACGGAGAATGAGCTACAGAAGGTTCTCCACTCGCTCCGGAGCGGGGGTAAGGCTACCCCGGAGGATCTGTCGAAGTCCTGGGGCTATGCAGCGGAGCTTTGTCCGCCGGCAACGGACGTGTCGATCATGCGTCGGCTAATCGCGACCGGGCTTACCAAGCAGGAAGCTATCAACGCGATCCTCATGACTGAAGAACTCGCACAGGATTGTACCGTCGAGCTACCGCGTCTGCCGATGGTACGCTACCCGAACCGCAACGGCGCGACGAGCAGCGAGACGTTCCGCGAGTGGTTGAAGCGCGGCTGGCACTTCCGGGCCTGCGACCGGCTCAGCCGCGCCGAGCGCCGCCGGTACTCGGAACGTCTCAAATACGAGATGTCGATCATTGAGGAGAAAGACTTTGTCGATTACTTTCTCATTGTCAGTGACGCTGTTCAATTTGCAAAAGACCAGGACATTGGAGTTGGCCCTGCGCGCGGGTCAGCGGCGGCGAGTCTGGTGTGTTGGCTACTACGCATCACCGAAGTCAACCCGATGCTCTTCCCGCATCTCGTCTTCGAAAGATTCATCGACATCACTCGACTCGATCTCCCGGACATCGATCTTGACTTTGAATCCTCCAGGCGCTGGGAGATCACGCAATATCTGGTTGACAAGTACGGTCGAGAATGCGTCAATCAGATCGGCACCTTCCAGACCTTCAAGTCAAGAATGGCCCTAGACGACGTAGCTCGCGTCCACCGGATCCCGAAGTACGAAGTTGACCAGATCAAGGATGTCCTGCTGGAACGGTCGTCCGGCGACCTGCGCGCGTCCGCGACGATTGAGGACACCATCGAGCAGTTCGAACAAGCGGCTGGCGTAGTCGAGCGTCATCCGAAGATCATGGATGCGACCGCGCTGGAAGGAAACGTCAAGACGTTCGGAGTTCACGCGGCTGGCGTTGCGATCTCTAACGGGCCGATGACGGATGTGACCGCGATTCTCTCGCGCGAAGTGAAGAAGCGAATGATCCAGGTAGTCGCGATTGACAAGTACGACGCAGAATACCTCGGCGTGCTCAAGATTGACCTGCTAGGTCTCTCCGCGCTCGACGCGCTCGTACGCATGTGTGAGATGATCAGCAAACCGGCGTCGTTCCTATACGAGATCCCGATAGTGGACGAGCCTACAATCAGGGGGTTCAAGGAGAACGATGTCGTCGGAATATTTCAGTTTGAGGGGCGAGCTATGCGCATGGTCAATGGATCCGTCCGACCAGACGATTTCAATGAAGTTTGCCATGTTACCGCACTCGCCCGACCTGGCCCGCTCCACAATGGAGCGGTTGCTGACTACGTGGACATCAAGAGGGGAGAAAAACAACCTCATCTCCGCCACCCTGCACTTGAGCATATCACCGGGTTCACCCAGTTCCAGATTGTCTACCAGGAGCAAATCCTCCAGATTGTACGAGAGATCGGCGCGTTCGACTGGACGCACGCCGCCTACATCCGAAAGATCATCAGCCGGAAGCTCGGAGATCAGGAGTTCAACCGTCAGTGGGAACGCTTCTGGGAAGGAGCCCAGACCATCCACGAACGAACCGACTTCCCGCCCATCGATGAAGAACTCGCCAGAAGCATCTGGGGAGACCTCACCACCAGCGGCTCGTACGCCTTCAACGCGGCGCACTCGGTCTCGTACGGATACATAGGCTGGTGGACGATGTGGTTCAAGCGTCATCATCCCGGCGTCTTCTACGCGGCGATGCTTCATCGTGCTGATAAGAAGACAGCCCAGGGCGGCGGCGCGGGCGGCAGCGCGAACGCGAAGGCTACCGTCACCAGCAAGGCGAAGCTCGACGGACAGGTTATCATGCTGCGCGACGCTATCCAGCATGGCTTCCGGATCCTCCCATACGATCTCCGGAAGTCTGATATGACTTGGAAGCGCGACGGTCGGCGCGGTCTGCGTCCTGGCTTCGATCAGATCGACGGCGTAGGTGAGGCGCTGGCCGGCAAGATCATTGGCTGGCGCGACGAGACGCCGGGAGAGATTGACTGGCCAGACTTGATCCGCGTCAAGGGCATCGGGCCGAAGACTATCGACAAGCTAGTGAGCTACGCGACGGCTGAGGATCCGTTCGGCATCGAGAAGCTAGACCGAATGATCAAGTCTGTGCGCGACGATCTTCCAAGGTTGAACCTGCCGATACCGAATCACACGGCGGTTGAAGTTCCGTACGAGCGCGGCGAGGATGTCGAGATCGTCTGGTTGGGAGTAGTCGTACACCGCAACCTGCGTGACATCTTCGAAGTCAACCGCGCTCGTACGGGAGAGGAGCTTGATCCGGATACGGTCAAGCATCCTGAACTCAACGAGTGGATGCTGATGGCGGGGTACGACGGCACCGACCTGCTATCTATCCGGATCACTCGTTGGAAATATCCGCGCTTCAAGAAGCTCCTCTGGAAGATCGCGCTGAATGAGGACATAGTCTTGGTGCGCGGAGTCAAACCGTCGTGGCGTGCGGCTCGCGAAGTCTACGTCAACGACATCTGGGTACTACAACCATGAGAGAGGAGGGAACATGGGAGATCCCAAGGAAGAGGAGCCGGAGACCAACGTTGGTTCGGAAGAGGCTCCAGAGCCTGGATCGACGCTGCCGGAAGACGAACAGGAAGACGGCGGCGACGAGACAGACGACGACGAGTAACGTCGAGAGGGTGCGCATGATGATGCGATCAGAAGGTGCGCGTGAAGTGTGGCAAGGGAAGGGCGGCCACTCGTTCCGTCAACTACCCCAGGAGGGTTGTGAGAAAGGTACACGTCATCCTAGCTGCGCTATGCGTAGCGTTCACCATGGCAGCCAGTTCGAAGGCGTCGCGAGTCAACTCGTACGTCCAGAACGGGCTAATGTGCATTCATTCCCACGAAGGAAACTGGAACGATCCGAACAGCAGTGGCTACGGCTACTATGGAGGATTCCAGATGGACTACGACTTCATGCGAGCGTATGGAGGTACGTTCCTTCGGCGATGGGGCACGGCGGATCATTGGCCCGTCTGGGCGCAGATCCAAGCCGCAATGAACGGCGAGCGAGCGCGGGGCTGGTACCCGTGGCCTGTATCCGCCCGCTTGTGCGGGTTACTCTGATAGGAGGGAGCAATGCCTGAGGAAGTGAGGTTGCCGTTTCTGATTGGCGAAGTCTCCGAGGAGATGCAAATCTCCCAGAAGGATGTCAAGACTGTGCTGGAGACATTCTTCCAGATCGTCGGTGAGGAGTTGGCCGAGGGCAACACCGTCTACGTCGGTTCGTGGTTCAAGCTCTCGTTCCGCGCGAAGGCGGCGGTCAAAAAGGGCACGATGGTGCGTAACCCGTTCTCCGGTGAGGAGACTCGATCTCCAGGCAAGCCGGCAGAACTCTCGGTGAAGGCAACCGTGCTTTCCGGGCTGAAGACCAGCGCGCCTGGCGTCAAGACGGAGGCGGGCAAGGCGATCCTCGACAAGCTGACTGCCAACTCTAAGGCAAGGGCGTAGCATGGAACATCCTCGCGTGTATCATCCATATACGGGATCCCGAGACTGGAATGACCGTAGCGAGACCGCGCTGCTCCGCGACGTGGCTTTCAACCGTCATTCGATGAACGACGGCAAGCACGTCAGTCCGGCCGATAACGACACCCTACAGATTGGCGACGACGGTATCACCGTCAGAATCGTCCAAGGTCTCAACCCTGAGTTTGAGAAGGTGCTGTCGAAGGCTACGCGGGCCACTATCGGTATCAACCTGATCGGGCCTGACGACGACGCGAGGGACTGGGAAGAAATGCTCCGGGGCGGTCTACAGACCGCCCTGGAGTCCCAGGTCGTCGTCTTCGAAGTGAGCGGCGTTAGCCGCGCCTGTACTCACCAGATCGTTCGAACCCGCAAGGCTGCCTTCCATCAGCAGTCGATGCGGGCGAGCTTCTACGGTAACGGGCCAGAACTACGGATGCCCGAGTCGGTCTGGCGCGCACCTGATGAGGTTCGCAGTCTCTGGGTGCATGCTATCGAGTCGGCTCGCAAGGCGTACGTCGCGGCGTGCGAAGCGGACGTCAGCTATCAGGACGCTCGCTACATCTTGCCCGAGGGTACGACGAACTACATCATGATGGAGTACCCGCTCCGCGAGTTCATCAACGTGTACGCCTATCGAGGCTGCTCGATGTTTCAGTGGGAGATCGTAACGGTCATGAGGATGGCCCGCGAGATCCTCGTCCACAAGTACGACTTCCTGGACAAATACATCAAGATCAGCTGCGAGAAAACGCCGGCAAACGAAAGCTACGAACACACCTGTACGTTCCAAGGCTGGGAGTCGGTCGAGGGCCAGTGTCCGTTCGCCTGGGCCAAAGAGGACAACCGGCAGTTCCGTTCTGACCACCATCGGATTGAAAGGAAGTAGGTGTACGAGAAGTACCACCGAACGACTATTGACTGCTCGAAGATCAGGCCTCACCTCAAGGAACTGATCGACAGATGTGGCAGTCCGGTCAAGGCAGCCGAGTACGCGCTGGTTGGGCAGGGCACGGTCTACCGGATCATGCACGGAGTCAACTGCACGGTACAGCAAGCGACTGCGAGCAAAATCCTGGTCGCGCTGGAACACCGGCGCAAGGAGGATCGCGCTAACAAGGCCACGCATACTCGGCTGCTCAAGGCGAGACAGCAGCAGCACCGGCTCGAAGACCTACAAGAAAGGTTGGCGGGATACTGATGTCACAACTACACGAGAAAGCGAGGCCATACGATCTGTACGCCTGCGAGACTTCGCTGTGCGGCGTAATGACCTTCATCCAGACGGAGGAGTGCCCGGTTTGTCATCAGCCGGGTTCACTCCTTCGGCGGGCGGACACTATGGAACATGGTCAACCGCCCGATCCGGCTAGGTTCGACTCAATAGAGTCGGGCGAAGGCTAATCCGGCTTTGTAGGATGGTGTAAGAGTGGAAGACACGCCTAAAGGTAGCCCGAGACCCTCCGGAGCCTTGGAAACGCCGTATACACCAGCGTACAGCTTCGTCGGCCGGTACTTTGACGCCGGTTTAGAGATCCCGGAGGCTATTACACGGGATTCGCTGATTTCAAGCGAAATCGACCGGATCACGGATGCTTTGACTATCGTTTACGTCGTCGGCTCGATTCCACGCCGTCTTGGCGGAGACGCGACCGATGAGGAGCTAGCCGTTGACAAGAAGAGATCCAAGCGGGTCGGCTGGGCTCTGACCCAATCCCTGGTCAGCTGGACAAAGAAGAATCCCCGCTTCCAGGTGACAGCCGAGATCCAGCGGACTGGCGCTCAGCTTGAATGGAATCTCTTTATCCCCGAGCACATGACGCAGATCATGAACGAACTGCGCAAGGTCGCCACCTTTGCGGTTCAGAATGACGACGAGCGCTGGGGCCGGTCAGCGATAGTCAACTTGGAGAACGAGATGCGCTGGCTCACTTATGCGATGAGGGACTAGGCGGCTCGGGCCATCCCTCGGGTACGGGGATCACGGCGGTATCTTCAAGACCCCGGTTGTACGCGGCTTTGATGAGAGTCGTCAGCATCTGACGACTATGTTTCCGGTCGGAGAATGATCCGACCACGACGACGCAGGCGAGCACAAACATCAAGCCGACGCATAGGGCGATTAGCTCATTCGTGCTCATCCTGCGACACACGTCCAGATTGTCGTGTGCCCGCCAGGAGTATTGAACGTAACTGCTTTGAACGTCGAGCCGGTCGGACAACTCTCGGCTCCAGGCGTTCCGGGGTCACCCTTCGGCCCAGGCGGGCCGGCAGGCCCAGCTGGCCCCGTTGCTCCCGTCGATCCTTGCCCGACGTCAATCGTGACCGTCTGTGTGGGAGCTTGGAAAGCAGACCCCAAGACGCCTGACGCGAAGTAGCCTGCGCTCGCAGCGAGCACTCCGCTCGCTCCTAACAACAGCCAAGTTCTCCACTTACTCATCCTTCAGCACCCCCTTGTCTGTCTTGAGGTATCGGTCGCGCGTATCTAGTCCGTCCATGAAGGCCTGTATGCGCTCCTGGCAGTTCCTGTCGCTACGCTTGGCTTCATAACGGAGCGCGAGCCAGCCGGTTAGCACACTGCCGATTCCGGAGATGAATGCTGCTGCAGCCGCGAGTACGTCTCCGTTGATCTCCGCGAGTATGACATCATGCATCATCATCCTGGGTACTGAGTTCGATCTCCTTCTCGATAGCCTGCGCTATTCTACCTAAGATCGACAGCAGGCTATCGAGCTTCTCTAGCAACTCCTTGTTGAACTTCTGTTCTTCAGTAGTCATGAAGCGTACCTCGGCACGAAGTCGTAGTAGAACCCGATCCCAATACAGAAGCAGGTGTTCCATCCCGGTGAAGAACACCACCACTTCGCGTAACAGTCGTTGCCGCCGCCGACGTTCCATAGAGGCCCAATGTTCGTGTATTGCGGGCCGTTCTGCCAGACGGTTGTCCATCCCACTACTCCGCCGATTTGGAAGTCAAGATAGCATTGGTTGCCATCCGAGCCTCCTTCGATTCTCTCGACGTGGCACCAGACCCTCATCTGGTAGTGAGCCGGATCCGGGTTGCTCGGTAGATAGACCGGGGTGAACTTGGCTCCGGTACCCGACCAGATCCAAGTGTCCCCAGTACCGTCGTAAGCGGGCGGGCTATGGCGGTAGTTGTCCCATCCATCCCCGTCCCAGTAACAGTGATCTCCGAGCATAACTGTGCCAGCCGCAGGTGGTGAGTTGTTACAGTACACGCTGTAGTCTACACGAGACGTATTGCCGTTGTCATCCTGGGTACGACAGGTGATCGTATGCCAGCCGACCCCGAGGTTGTGAGTATCGTAGGCCACGTTGTAGTAGCCGGTACCCGCTCGATACCCGTAGATGTTCGACCCGTCAACGTCGAACCAGACGCTGACTCCGCTGCTGTACTGCGTCACGTACGCAGCGAGCGTCATGTTGCCGTTGACCGTAGCTCCGTTCCCCGGCGAGTAGAAGTTGATCGCAGGAACGTTCGCGACATTGATGGATACCTGAGTCGTCCGCTGATTGCCGACTCGATCCGTCGCAATCGCGTAGATCGTATGGCCGCCGTTCGCGATAGTGGTCGTGTCCCAACTCATCTGGAACGGCGCGCTCGATACCGTCCCCAGAACCGTGCCATCGACGCGGAACTGAACAGACGAGATCGCGTCGTTGTCAGAGGCGTTCGCCGCGAGGGTGATTGTCCCGGTGACGTTCCCGCCACCAGGACTAGTGATGGCTACTGCCGGCAGAACTCTATCGACGCTGAGAACGGCTGGCGAGCTAGGACTCATGGCACTAGGTTCCCCGCCGCGTACCAGTCGTTGGCGGCGCGCTTGATCACGGCGGCGACCGCCGACTGACCGGCGAGCCGGAAGTTGTTGTTGTAGCCTCGGAGCGTTACGCCGGATCCGGCTACGATCTGCGTCTGTCCCGCGCCGAACTGCGCAATGGTCACTTCTGACCCGAGCGGGAAGCTCGCGGTAGAGTCGGGCGGGATAGTGACTTGATTTGCTGCGGCTACGTTCATCTCGACCAGGCCGTTGTTATCGGGGAGGGTTAGAGTATAGCTGGCCGTTCTCTGGTTGACGCCAGCCATAACCGGAACGGCCCATTGTCCGTTCGCGTACAGAACCTTCGTGGGATCGTTCGGGTACCCGGCGAGCTTGCTGATCTGGATCCCGGCCGCGAGCGCGATGTCAGCATCGACAATCGTCCCGTCCTGGATCAGAGCCGACGTGATCGCACCGGCCGCAATCGAGCCGACGGTGTACCAGTTGGTACCGTCGTCGTACCACATGATGTGCGTATCGGTCGTCCACCAGTACCGACCGCCGCCGGTCTGGTGCGGAGCCGCTGCGCGAGCCGCGTCGGTGCCCTGGTTGAACAGTACATCTACGTCCAGAGCGGTCGCGACGTTCCCAATATGAAGGGCAATGTCGGCGCGGTCGCTCCGATCTGCACTGGGATATTGAATCCCGCGTCTGGTTGTAGTCTGCATGGCCCTCCTAGTGGATGTCCGCGTACGTCTGGAAGGTGTTGTAGTCGTACAGGTAGGTATCGCCGCGAGTGTAGATGTTCCCGTAGGTGGTTGCCGGCGGTGCGCCGGGGTTGACAGTCAGAGTCCACTGCAGACCGGCCGGTTTCGCGAACTGGTTGACATATCTCACGAGCGCCGACGTAGGGCTAGTATCGGTCGGAGCTTCTGAAGCCCAGATGGTAGCGAGGAAATGATACGGGCTAGTGTCCCGCTCGTTGAGCTGAACTGTCTGAGTCCCGGTCAGGAAGAGACGGATGGCCGCGATGATCGACGCAGCCGTACCGCGCTGCCAGACGATATGATCGCGAATCTGTTGCCGTTTCTGCGCAGCGGTGATACCCTGGTAGAAGTGCGCTCCAATGAACTGCCCGAGCCAGTCCAATCCCTCGTCGGGGATCCGGTTGATGTCGAGAACGATAGACCACCCAGGCTCGCCGTTCGGCCCGTTCGACACGAGCGTGGCGGCGGGCTGGAACATCTGGCCAATCGTATCGATGAACGCGAGTAGCGGCCAGCCGAGCCGAGCTTCTGCGCCTGTGAGCGGGTACAGGTTGTCGTACAGCCGAGTGGTGACATCTCCGACCGGCCAGCCGTAGCTACTCATGGGGTCGCCGTTCCGTTGATCGTCGCCGGACTCGTCAAACAGGCGTGACCCGGTAGGTTGATGTCAACCGTTCCGAGCGAGCTTCCGTGAATCCCCATTGTCATCGAGAGCACCCGGTCTACACCGTCGGCCTGACCGAGAACATTCAGGATCTTGTTGTAGTAGACGATGGGCGTCTCGACCCAGGACTGTGCCGCTATCGTCACATCTGTGATCGTCGGATCCTTACCCCAGTTGGCCGCGCTCAGGTAGTCAGTCACCCGCTGTACCGCGTTCGCCTGGACGACAGATTGGGTGTAGCCGACGAGACATTTCACGTTGAAGGTAACGTCGATCTGAGTCACCGTCGGATCGAAGACGTTTACGATGAAGTTGATCTCGCGCATCGACTGGAGATAGGCATCGAGGTTCGCTTTGACTCCGCCAGAGATCGGTACGCCGTTCTGATCGACCGCCGCGATCCCGACCATTCTCTGATTGTTGAAGGTTCCGTCGCCAGGATTGAACCCGTCGAGCGCGACTGAGCGATAGACGCCGGTGACGTCGAGCGCAGCCAAAGAGTAGTCAGACGCGAGCACCGGGCGCTGCGATAGGCGTTGGAGCTTACGCGCGAGCCGGTTGTTGTAGTCGCTCGATAGCTCGGCATCCTGACCGCCCGCCGTAGCTCCGGTGAGGACGACAGACTGAACGAATGAGAGAGTGTCGATCAACGGCGCGACGTAGCCATCGCTACCCAGACCTGAGAGCGCCGATCCCGTCTCCACCGACGCGAGCGTAACCCCGCCCACGGATGTCGCAGTCTGACCAGCAGGGATAACCGTATCGACCTGAGTCAGAAAGGCATGATCGACTCCCGAGCTATCCCGAATCGCAACCTGAGTACCGGCCGGGATGAAGTAGCCCTGACCGTCGATCATCGTCCAGGTAGATCCGACGAGCGCAGAAGTCGAGTCAATCGGCTGGAGGCCGATGATGTTCGCTCCGTACCACTTGAAGATCGTATCCGGCACATCCTGCGCTAGACTCATCAGATCGGACGCCTCCGACGCGGTGATCTGAAGGATCCAGGTATCGAGGTTGCCGTCGTTCTCGACCCACTCCGGTACCTTGTCCTTGATCGTCGCGTACGCTTCCGTCAGGATGTCAGCCGGATCTGAGTCAATCGGGTACTCGATGTAGCCGCTCACTATCCTCCCTTCGACACGATTGAGATTCCGACGTTGATGTGATCGATGAGAGTATCGACCGTATCAGGTCTCTCCTCGACGGTGAGCAGAGCACGAGGCTCCTGATTGGCGATCCAGTTGTTGATATCCTCCGCGCCGAGCGGTAGGCGACGCATCCCGAGATCTGGCAGGCCGAATGTCGGAGCTTCGGTGCGCCAGCCGATGTGAGTCGCGGAGATCGCGATGACACAGTTCACGATGTCGTCGATACTGTCCTGCTCGACTACCGGCGCTCCGTTCTTGCTCAACTGGAACGGTAGAGAGAAATGCGGTACGTCGGTCATGTGATCCTCACAGGTTTGGCGATTAGATAACGCCTCTTTGCTACGACACCCGCCGCGCTGCCGTACATCCAGTACCGCAAATCGACCGGCGTTCCGGTTATGGTAGTGACGTTTCTGTTCGTCGCTACACCGTCATTCGTGCTCCTGTTGATCAGGTTCGCTGATCCCGAGATCGCGCTACCGATTCCTGGACTGTGCCAGACATCGATGTCGTTGTTACTAACGGCCTGCGTCCAGTCGAGGAATGACTGAACTGCGTAGTCCCCATCGCGCGGAATGGTCAGCCTCGGAGCGGGAGCAGCAGCCCACCCATTCGGGATGGTGTAGTCAGCGGTCGCGTCTACTTCAAGATCACTGCCTCCTACGAACTCCCACTTGTATGGAGACGACGACTCGGCGTTGTACTGGAACTGCCATCGGATCCCGTTGCCCACATTCGCGTACCAGATGTCCCCATCTACACAGTCGGCTGGCGGCCCGTCCGAGATGTCGCCAATCGACATCATCGGATTGCGCTCAGCCGGCCACCAAGCGACCGCCCAGAGATCGTTGTTGTTATCGAAGATCACCAGAACCTTGTCTTCGATCTGCGGGAACGACATATTGTCCCGAGCCTGCCACTTCACGTTATGATGAACGAGATCCGGATGCATGTCCGGAATAACGACGGCCATCATCGAGCGGAACGTGATCGGAGGCTGAACGATCACCCCGGTGTAGATCTGCCCGAGTGAAACTTCGGGATCGCGGGTGTCCTGGAAGATGTCGCTCATTTGAGGTAGCTCATGACGGTGTACTGAGAGTATTCTCCGAACTGGGTCTCATGGATACCGATGGACGAGCCGATCTCGATGCACTTGTTGTCGCCGATATAGACGGCGGCGTGGAAGGATGCTCCCATCGGCCCATACAGAACGATGTCACCAGGAGAGGGCACCGCAGTAGGATGACCGATGGGAGAGTTGCCTAGCGAGATCGTATTGCCCTGGCCGTTGTAGTCGTAGCTCGGCCCGTTCGGATCCGGACAGCCAGCCTCTTTGTAGCAGAGCGTCGCGAACGATGAGCAGTCGATCCCAGTGGTATCGTGCGCCGCCTTGCTCCAAAGCGTCGAGGGATATGGCCGAACCTCGGCATATCTGTACGGCCACTTCTGCTGCTCGGCCAGAGCGCGCTTCGCCACCGCTACGATGGAAGCGCGGTCGCCGTTGTTCATTCCTGGGATGCCGCCAAACGCTGCCTGGTTGGGATCGGTCTGAACCGCAGCAGCCGCGTTCCCGCTTCCAGCTGCCCAGGTCGGAAGGGTGAATGTCTCGGTCGCAGGCTCCTGGAGCTTCGGTTGCGGCTTCACTAGCTGGATGTCGGCATTGTCGCTGAAGAGAGATCTGGTGAACGAGTTGACGAGCCATCGACCTTCCAGCGGCCCCATATCGGTAAGCACGATCAGAGAACCTGGCGGAGCGAGCCACAACCCTACCTGGCAAGGCAAGTCAACGGTCGCGCCCTTTCTCCCTACGTCATAGTCGAAGCCGATCCCCATGACGCCGGGAGTCTCTTCGTTGATCGTCGCGATGGGCTGCGTCTTGAACAGATCGTTGTCGTCCAGGAAGTAGAAGACACCGCCGATGAAGAACGCGCGCCAGCCGACTTCCTGAGCGAGCCGCTGGATGCACGTCCAGTTATCCTCACGCTTCCACCAGCCGCGATTGCGAGTCGGCGGGATTCCTCTGTAGTAGAAGTAGCCACCCTCGCTCGCGATACTCGTCCAGGTTTGGCCCATTGCATTCGCCGTAGCGGAGTTGCCTTCGGTTGTACTATCGCTTCCAGGCGCTCCGCCCGTCTCCGCGTTACCCTCGCCGCCGGGTGGAATCCCGAACGCACTCGTGATTCGCTCCGCTTCCCATCGCCATTGTCCGTAGAGATCGGGATGGCCCGAGCGCTGCACGGTTTGGCAGAGATCGTTGAACGAGAGACCGGGCTGGCCACGGTCGTCGTTGATGCACTGCTTCAGAAACATACCGGCTGCCGTAGCCGGGTCATGGCGGTCGGCGTAGCTACCCCAGCCTGTGTCGATCTGCTGGAAGAGACCGACGCTGGTACCATCGCCGCCCGCGAGGTTCTGAAGATCAGATTCCTGGATCGCAGTCATAATCGCGCAGACCATCACCTTCCGTCGAGCGCCCATATTCCCGGCGACGGTCAGGATCGTATTCGCGTTCTGGATCTGCGAGCGCGTAGCTCGGACATGCTTGACGGTGAGCGGCCCGCTGTCCGCCGATTGTCCCGCAGGCCGCGTCACCGTATATGTATCCTTAGTAGCTCCTTTGCCCGGCCCTATCGCCTTCAGCTTGTGCTTCCGGCGCTTCACATTCGTGTTGTAGTCGGCCGGGATCCCGCCCGCGCTCGCGACCGTAGGAGCTTGGTAGCCGTTGCCTCCAGGCGTTCCAAGATCCGCCGCCTTAGAGATCGGCTGCACCTGGTGTAGATGCGGGATCACTACCGGGATATCCACTTCTTTGACCTCGCGAATCAGGTTGAGGACGAACTCGGCTCGCGTCGTGTGATCGCGGTTCGCCCATTTGACCCACTTCTTCGCGTTCTCAAAGGTGTAGTTGGTAGTGTCCGGTTTCGGATAGCTTCGCAGCAGAGCGATCTCGCGCTGCTCAAACGTTAGTTGAAGGTTATCGTCCGTCGCGTTCTTGGAGCATGAGACGAGACGGAACCACAATCCGTCAACTTGTACGTCGAGCTTCGCGTTGATCGCCCAGCTGCGTATGATTGAGCGGTCGTAGTCGTTCAAGGTGACGTCGATGGTACTCGCGCCGTCGAGCGTACGGTTGACCTGAACGTCGATCACCCGATCCACCGAGTCGAAGAGGATTGTGCTTTTGAGGTAGACGACGAGCTTCTCAAGGTCGAGATCCTTCCCCATCAACTCGCGCTGGATCTCGTTCTGGTTGAGCTTCGATAGCTCCAGCTTCTGGACGGCGGTGACTCCGGACTTCTTGGGTGCCATTACGGGATCCTCAGCTGTGTGCCCTTGGGGATATGATTCGGATCACGGATCTTCGGATTCGCCTGCTGGATGTCCTTCCACTTCGACCCGTTCCCGTACATCGCCTTCGCAATGTCCTTGAGCGTCTCGTTCTTAGCCTGGGTGGTATAGTGGTTCGGCAGAGAGTTCGTGATCGTAATGTTTAGACGCTGTTCGTCCTGGAACTCAATAAGATGAACGACAGCATCCTGGCGTAGCCGGAAGTACTGACCCTGCGGAGTCTGCGCCCAGAAAACTTCGGTGCCCCAGTCGATGCTAGAGATCACCCAGGTCGCGCCGCCGACCGGAAGCGCGCCATCAATCTTGACGGTAGGCGGCGGTGTGAAGTCCGCGCCAATCGCCATCTTCTGTAGGTGGCGGATGTCCTGTTCGACGCTCTGCTGATACCGCCAGCCGTCGAAGATGATCGGAACATCCATCTGGTACGGATCCCGACCAGTCCACTGAGTGAGGCTCGTACGGCGCGGTCTCTGTATCATCTGCCAGCCGCCTTCGCCGCCAACGATCTGAGCCGGGTTGTCGCCCCGGAAGCATTTGACGACCGATCCCGCGCTCGACCGGAACGTGTACAGATACCTGGGCGGTACTTTGGTGGAGATCCTAGTCGGAAGATTCACGAGCGAGCCTTATGCTTGAGTCTCGTCTTGGACACACTCTCGGCCACCTTCTTACCGTCGATATGAGTATGGACATGGATCGTAGCAGCGATGGCCGGATTCTTCGCAAATGGGCTAGCGGTCGCCGCAGCTATAGCTGACTGCGCGGTTGGTAGCGCGCCGCCGTGAGGTTGGTCAGCCGGTACACCGATCCCAGGAGTGTGCCAAACGTCCGACGCGGCTCCTGAGATCGCTCCGGCTGCACCCTTGACGACGCCGACGAACCAGGTGGCTCCTGGGATCTTCTTCCAGAGGCCGAGCATCTCCTTGAACTTCTTTATGACCTTGAGCAGCCAGTTGTAGATCCCGTTGAACCAGTTACTGATTGACCGTACGATCCCGAGGATGTCGTTCCACTGTTTCGCGAGATAGCCGACGAGATCGTTCCAGATGTTCTTGAGCCAGTTGTAGATCGGCCGCAGAATCGAGTTCCAGAGCCACATCATCAGCTTCCCGAAGAGAGCCCAATGATCGTAGAGCAGCCTCACCGTGACGAGCAGGATCGCGAGCGGCGGCATAATGAACGCGAGGATGATCGCCATTAGCTTCCAGTGTTCCCAGATCCAGTGGAAGGTAGTGTTCACTAGGTTATGGAACCACTTCCACTTGAAGTAGAGGATCACCAGGCCGGTAACGAGGAGGATGATCGCGGCGATGATCAGGATGATCCATCCGACCGGGTTGGTCGTCAGGAACGCCCAGACCGCTGCACTCAGTTCTCCAATCGCCGGAATCAGCCGTGTCTGTATCGTCTTGAAGAGAGCGCGGGCTGCCTTCTCCGAGTATGTGAGAGCGCGGAACTGGCCTAGCTCGTTTCTCGCTGCTTTGCCCGACGCGATCCGGTACAAATCCAGGATCCTCGTTCCCTTCAGCCGCGCGAGCGTATAGGCGACCATGAGACCCTTACCTCGGCCCATGAGAACGTCTAGGACGATCTCTGTTCCGATGAGTAGCTTATCGGCCACGTAGACTGCCATTATGACCGCTCGGTTCGCAGCCCATAGGCCGATCAGCAAGGTGAGGACTGGAACGAGAGCCCACGAATACTTCGACAGGAACTTGAGTCCGCCGAGTATGATGTTCAGCCAGGGCGCGATAGCGTACTCAAAGATGTACCCCATCACGACCAGCGTAGGCAACAGCGCGTTCTTGAGTACGTTCCAAAGGATCCTCACTACCTGGATCAGTTCGTTGAAGATCTGGATGATCGGCCTCATCCATGGGAAGCTCGTACCAACGACGCCGAACACCTGTGCAATCGAGATCCGGCCCTTCTGCCGCACGATGATCTTCGAGATGTTGTCGAACATCTTGTTGATCGCCGGCAGCACTCCGGTCGTCGTCTTGTTGAAGCTCCCGAGCGTTAGCGCGCCCATCGTCTGAGAGATGTTGTCTCGCAGCGTCGTTAGCTGACCGTGAAGAGTCTGCGCCTGACGATAGGCCGCGTTCATGTAGCCAGGCGTCGTCTCGATGTACTTGTTGATCGCGTCGAGTACCGCCTGCGCCGGGATCCCGAGCTTGGAGATATTGTGTAGCTGATCTCCGGTGATCCCCATCTCCTTCGACAGAGCGCCGAAGATCGGGATGCCGTCGCGAGCTAGCTGGTTGACGGTGAAGCCGGTGAGCCGTCCCTGGTACGCCATATGCTGGAGCGCAACAGCTACACGGTTGAGCTGCATCGGGCTAGTCCGGCCGGTAGCGGACAGCGCGTCGATCAGTGACTGGATCGTAGTCGTCACCGTCGCCGCCGAGATCCCGAGAGGCTGCATCGCCAGGTACATTGACCGGAACGCGATGGTCAGATCCTTGAACTGGAACGGGCTGTACTTGGCGATATTGAACAGCTTCTCCAGTTCTGTCCTCACCGCGCCGGTGCCGTGCATTACCGGCAGCAGAGCGGTCGTCGCGCTCTGCATTGCTGAGTTGAAGTCGTATCCCCATTTGACCGCTACAGCGGCCAGGCCGGTGAACGCGAGAGTCCCCATGTAGGCGTAGCGCCTCATGGTGAACAGCGCCTGGTTCATTAGCCAGGATCGCTTACCTGTACTCTCGGCGGTCAGACCAAAGGCTGCGACTTCCTCGCGGAGACCGGCAACGCTTTCGCGAGCGGCGGCCATTCCGGCGACGACGGTGCGTGCACCGGTCAGCACCATCCGGATTTCGGCCATCGACTCTGATGCCCAGCCCATTACTTCATTGCCTCCGCGAGCTTGCTGATGACTTTGTTACTGAGATCGTCGTTGAGGAGCAGGTGCAGCCTTTGGACTTCCAGCGAGATGGCAAGCATCTGCGCCCGCTTCTCGGGATCGGGTGTCTCCAGGAACGTCCAAGGATCCTGTCCGGAGAAAGCGATCTGGGCTGCGGCTTTGATCTCATCGGGTACTCCTACAGCACTTCCCCCAAGAACTCCTCATCGACCTTGAGGCCGGTGTTGTTCATCCAGCGGTTGAGAAGGATGCCGTACTGGCCGACCATGAACTCGTTTCCGCCGAACACCCAGGACAGAGCCATCCGCGAGTTGTCATCGTCCCCATTCGGGTTCCAGCCGAGGTAGTTCGCGAACTGGCCCCATGTGCGGACATGCTCGCCGCCGTTCCGGTCATCCCGGATCTCGTTCACTTCCTGGGTATCGTCGTCTTTGAGATAGAAGCCGCGAGTCGAGGATATGATCATGTCGAGAAGGATGCGCATGTTCCGCTCGCCGCGCTCCTTCGTCTCGTTCATCACTCTGCGCCCGATCTTCTCGACTTCTTCTCTGGTCATGAGACGGTGCTTTACCTGGACACCGAACTCCTCATAGCCAACGAGCGGGAAAGTGGCATCGTGGGTGTCTGCGATCTCCGTACGACGGATCCGCAGTTGTTCTGCGAGGGTCTCTGGCCCTTTTACCTCGTCGCTCGTGATCTCGTGAGCGAGAGGCTGAGCCTCTTCTTGAATGTCGGTCATGGCTCTCCTTTAGCTCGGCGCTCCGACCGCCGTGGGTGCCGAGTCGATGGTGCACACGACGGAGATCATCGCCGGATCCGACGACGACTCCGAGTTGTGCTCGGGCACCGTCACCGTCTTCAGCGTACCGCGATAGACGATGGCGGGCGTGTGCTCGTGCCCGTACTTGTCCATCGGGAACTGAGAGATGATGACGTTCGACTTTCCCACGCCGTCGAGCAACTGCTGGACGTGGAAGTGATCGCGGTGGATCCGGTAGTTCCGCGTCAGAGTGACCTGCTGCGGCAGGATGCGACCGCCGAGGCTGTACGGAGGCAGCATGCCGCCCGGATAGTACAGTCTCTCCTCTGAGTCGAGATCGCCGCCGGTCTTGGTGTCCCAGATGCCCCAGTCCACCATCTGACCCTGCTTGTTCGGGTTCTCGACTTCCAACGCCACCAGGAAAGTGTCCTGGCGCGTTCCCAGATACTGGGTGCTCATTTACCTCCTCCTTCTACGGAGCCGTGATCGGCTTCTTGTAGACTTCGATCTGAACCATCTCGGCGAACTCGCTCATCCGGACGTTCAGAACGGCGTGCAGTTCGTGGTTGGCGATGGTCGTCGGGGTGTTCACGGTCGGGCCGGTGTCCACGAAGAATGCGTCACCGGCGCTCGCGCCGTAGAGATCGCCGTTGTTGTAGTAGCCCTGCAGCATCCCGGTGAGCGACCCGTTGAACAGGGCGATGGTGTTGCCCTTCCCGTCGATCTTATCGAACATGTAGTTCTCGGCCAGCGCCTGAGCGTTCGCAGCGATGCTCATGTAGAGCCGACCGCAGCCGAAGTTGACCCAGTCCTGCTCCGCGACCGGATCGACCAGCGAGCGCCAGCCGTAGTTGCGGAACGTTCCGTAGATCGACCGGATGACATCGACCCCAGCCTGGTTGAGAGACTGGCGGACGGTATCGCTGAGTGCCGGCTGAGACAGAGCGGTCGTGAACAGCGAGACGCCCTGATCACCGGCTGCCGCCTGATCCGGCCCCAAACCGCCCGAGTCGTTGCGTCCGAGCAGACCGGCGATCAGAGCGGATGGCGGGACGTTGCGAACCGATCCCGAGACGATGCCCGGAACCGTCAACCACGGCCAGAACATCGCTCCGAACTTGGAGGAGATTCCGACACGCGCTCCGAGCGCGGAGGCGGTAAGGGTCGCAACGGTTGAAGTATCCGGCGCATCGAGAATCGCGACCCTCTGATGCTTCCCGGCGTGATCGACGAGTTGCTGATGACCGATGTCGCTCGTTCGGCCCGGTGCCGAGACCTGACCAGGCCCGAAGTCGGACGTGATCGAATCGAGCGCCGCCTGCCATTGAGCGTCGGTGATGTTGTTCCTGTCGTCGTTCCCGCCCGCGAGCGCGGAAGCAGCGACGACAGCCGGATCATTCGCGGATGGCCCGGCAGCGAGCCGGATGTACGCGGAGTTCTGCGCCCAAAGGATCGCTGTCGGATTGTCGAGCAGATCCGGGCTGGTCTCGACTTCGACGCCGCCCACGACGTTGAAGATGACGAAGGTGCCAGCGCCCTGACCGGCGCGAACGCCGACAGAGATGTTGTTGCCGCTGACGCCAGGCCCGAGTGCCGAGGCAACGAGCGAGATCGCCGCGCCCGCGTCGAGCAGGTTCTTTGTGGCCGTGAGCGCCGCTGGGCCTACCACCCGCTTCAGGTAGGCGTGAGCGCCACCCTCGCGGAAGTAGACATCGAGTGCGTCGTACACGACGCTGTAGCTCACCCGAGCGCCAAAGATGTTGGCGTAGTCGGACATGCTTGAGAGAAGCGTCGGGGTTAGTGGCCCTTGGTCGGCCAGCCCCACGACGAACCAGACGCCGGTATCGGTAGGTGCACCGAGAGTCGGCGGGCTGGGTCGGAGGGTGACGTTGACCCCAGGCCGGATGAGAACTGTACTCACTTGCTCTCCTCCTTCTGGATGTCAGGCGCGGGATCGGCCACGCCTTCGGAATCGGCCTGCGGCTGATCTCCGCTGATGTCGATGTCGCTGGCGTCGATCAGCTTCCCGTCGTCGATGAGCATCTGATTGATGCCGGTGATGTCGTCCGGCCCGAGGGTGACATAGTCACCGTGTCCGACCGGCTGACCGCTCTCCAAGATCTGAGCGTGGTCACCGATGTAGCGGTACTGGCCAGGACTGGTCGGTGCATCCTTGGTGCTCGCCCTGGGCCCAGCTTCGCCCTTTTCTGCCTTTGGAGTAGGCGGCATTACTCTTGTTCCTCCTTCCGTTCTATGTCGATGAATACCTCGTTCGCCTCGGGCCATTGCGACCCAGGCATCGAGAGCGGGTCGGCCGGATCGTCTGGCGGCCCCATATTCGTGTTCCACATGTTCATCACCTGGACGCGGGCAATGATATGAGCGGATCGCATCGTACGACTCTGTTCGATGTCCGGTACCTCGCCGTAGGTCTCGTCCAGGATCTCGCAACCGTTGAACTCCCAGGTCTCGTCTAGCCAGCCCTTCTGACTGAGGATGAGACGAGCCGCCGCGCCGTAGACTTTGGCCAGGCGCTCGGAGTTGTCTTCGGTACTCGCAGCCGCGATGACGCCGACCCCGAGAGCCCACCAGCCGCTTACAGAGCCGTCACCAGCGCGTCGCGGTTGTTCAGTCATCCCAGGACTGACGACTATCACAGCCGGTATCCGGTCATCAGGATATGAGTCAAAGCGCCAGCGCTCCGCGTACGTCTTCGGCGGCGGGATCTCGCCAACGACGCAGTCAGGGCGCTGGAACTCGATCTCTCTGATGTAACGCTGGTACCACTTCCTCAATGTCCCGACGACGGCGCGAGTGAGAAGGCTGCCGTCGAAGATTGGCCCGTATACGTCGTGCTCTAGGTCGCTCACTTGGCTGCCCTCTTCCCGGCGTTCATTGCTTCGATCAGATAGTCCTCACAGATCCTAGCCCAGTGCCTAACGTCGCTATCGATGAAGGTAGCGAACGGACGCGCCGGCAGGTCAGCCTCGCCGCCGCCCTTGTCCTGTACGTTCGCGTATGGCAGGTTCGACGCGAGCCGGATCTCATCGCGAGTGACTTTCAGATCCATGTCCGGATCGCCGCGCAGCGTCATCGAGTCGCGGAGCGCGCTAGTAGCGATCAGTATGAGAGGCAGCTGTCCCTCGCGAGTCTTCCGCTCGACGGTGTATGGGTCAAGCTGTTTCCAGGATCCGCCGCCGCGCCGACCTTGCGAGCCGAAGTTGATGTCGATAACGTTCATCATGTCATCGGCTACTAGCTCCAGCGCTGGCTTCATATTGCGAGCAGCGACCATGCCTGCCAGAAGCATCTCGCTGACCTCCGTCACACCGAATATCTTGATGTTCAGGAACTTGGCCGGCACTAGAACGGTCTCCAGTACATATTGTCGTCGGGCGGATAACCCCAATGCGGCGAGCCGCCCGCGCCCGCGAGCGCGTCAGTCATGCTCTCGCCCGACTCGATGGCTTGGATTGCCTTGGCCAGAGTCGCGACCTTCTCATCGAACAGAGCTTTCAGTTCCGGGTACACCGAGCGGTTGGTTGCAACCTCGTTCGCGTAGAACGTCAACTCGATGTACATCGCAGTTCGGATCGAAGCGATGTTCTGCGCCTCACCGATCAGTTCCTCTGGAATATCAGAGCCGATCAGGGGCAGCACGTCGTCAATCGCCTTTTCGATCAGAACGCGGCATTCCTCGTCAGTAGGTTGGGTATCATCGGTGAACGTCCCGAGAATGTTCCCGTTGCTGTCGCGAGTTCGGGACAGAACGACGTGGCCGACATCCTGCAGCGTCGGCGTCCACTCGATAGGCTCGCCGTTGTACATCGGCACGGTCTCGACGATATTGTTGTTGACATCGCCGAACAGGATCCGGTACCATCCGTGCTCGATAGTCGCCTTGGCAGTAGTGAACTGACGAGAAGCCGGGTTGGACGGATCGGTGTCAATCGGATGGATCGGCTGAGTGTCGATCAGCGTCCACGGCCCATCCTCGCTGGTGCCCTCTTCGATCATCACCGTTGACCAGGGGATTCCGTCGAACCTGGGCACCGGCTGGTAGTCGGTGAATGAGACGACGTAAGTTGTTGCCGGAACACTCAATGTAGAATCCTCCCTCTGGCCGACCTAGTGACCGTCCCTCGCACATTCTGATTGCTACGGAATGTCCCAACCGAGGAAGCGTTCACAATCTGACCCGCTGCCATCGAGAGTATAACCCCGGCCGGGATTTCAGGAAAGAGCGTTAGCGGTGGATACCGATCATACGCTTCAGTACCGTTACCAGTATCGACGCTCGTGAGAGCGGCGGCGAGCCGATAATCGTCATATCCGGTCGCCGTGTCTACGGCTCCGAACAGAACCGCTGCCATCTCGTAGGCGACGAGCGCGTCCGCGACGGTGATCCTGGCAACCGCCGAGCCGATGTCCGACCCGATCCCGAGATCCGTGTCAAAGATTCTCGCAACGGGTAGGTTGCTAGAATCTATCCCTACACCCGCGTCGCTCGCGTATAGGTATATACTTGCAGACGCCGACTCGGTGGCGGAGGCTGTATCACCGCCGGGGGTTAGGGAAGCGGTGAGTTGTACAGCCTCGACGGGGGTGCCACCGAAGTCGGCGTCTGTCTTCTGGTTCAGAGTAGCGAGGCTTTGACTTTCGCTACTTGCTGTCCCAGAATCTGTGACAGCGATTAGGAATCTTGGAGTGGCAGAGTCACTCCCAGATCCGGAATCACTAACCGTCTGAGCAATAGCCGCAGACTCGGTGACCGCAGAGTTTTGGTCGGTGCCTATGAACGAGCTAGTGAGCGAACCGATCCCGGTCTCAATCGCTGATCCCGAGTCAGTTGCTCCAATCTGAGTGACGACGGTAGCAGAATCGGTTGCCGATCCGGTATCACCGTTGTAAAGTGGTACGCCGGTGGTAGCGGCTTCTATGGACGAGAAGTTGTCGGTCGTTGTGATCAGGCCTCTGACGACAGAAGCCGACTCGACAGTTGTACCAAAATCAGTACCGACATACGACGGCTGGAAGGATGCCGTCTCCGACAGCGAGCTATTCGCATCGCTCGCGGAGAGGGCATACGTGTAAGATTGAGTCTCGGTCGTCGTCCCATTCGTATCCGAGCTAGAGACCGGAACCAGAGCTTGGAAGACACTAGCCGAGTCGGCAATAGATCCGGCATCAGATACAGGTAGCTGCGCGGTAAGAGCTTGAGCAGCCGTAAAGCCAGCGTTGTCTGTATCCGACAGGATTACACGTGTAATAGACGCCGATTCGGTTGTCGTACCGTTTCCATCCGTAGAAACGGGTACGCTGGTGAGCACGGCTATATCGGTAGTCGAACCGTTCGAATCGCTGGAAGACGCTCCTACACGTGGAGAAGCTTGTTCTAGGGCTGTCCCCGAGTCGCTGTCGGCCGGAGCGTAGAAGAACGCGGCCGATTCGGTAGTTGACCCGTTGATATCCGAGACCGGAACATTTACCTGATAAAACGCATTCTCTGTAAGAACAGGTAGTGGTAGCGGCGCTCCGCCAATTGCGTCGTACGTTCCGAAGCTCGTCGGGATTGTACTGTACGGAGAATAGAGCGACTGCAACATGTTATATGTGCCGACGAAGTCAGGCTCGTAAACGACAACGTTGACCTGGTACCCAGCCGACTCAACTACTGCGCCATTGGTGTCGCCGGTCGTTATTACAACGTTGCTGGTAGTCTCGCTAACACTTACATTCGAATCAGCGGAGAATGGAGCATTCTTGAACCATTTGTTCCGGAGATAGTTCTCACATTGCTGGCGCTCCGCGTCGGAGAGTTGTCTGTTGTAGAGGAAGACCTCTGCAACTTCGCAATCGGAAGTCTCTTGCGTGCCGGTCGCGTCCTGTCCGGACAGATGAAAGTATCCGGCAAAGTTCTGAGATCCAGAGCCACCCGTCCTCACCTGCACTCCGTCTGAGAACAGGCGGATCGGATTCGCCCCAACTTGATCCGCTGAATAGAGCTTCCAAGCGGTAGTAGCGGCAACGCTCGGCTCGCCCGAGTACCATGCGCCATCGTACACCGTATCTTGATAGCCAGCGGCCCCGGCTGGCCCCCACCATCCTATCAGCATATTCATACCGGCTGTGACGTTCGAACTGACGATGCGCTGATTGTTACCGACCGTACTCGACCACATGCGCGCGACGATGAGCATCGTCATGGGTGTAGATACACCGGTGCTGCTCATCCGAACACGACCGGCTAGAGCGCTGAATCGAACGACCCCCTTGCCATCATTGATCATACCCAGCTTCGCGATAGGAGATGGAGATCCAACTATGGTTCCAGGGATTCCCGGAGTCGCTATGTTTGGCCAAGGATTGACAGCGGCCCCATCAGATAAGCCAAGAGTCGAAGCGTCGAAATGAATGATCAGGCCGGTCTGCGGGAAGCTGACCGCCGAAGCGGACTCAGTTGTCGATCCGTTCGTGTCCGACGCTGAGATCTGAGTTGCCGGCGTAGCGGTCGCGGTCTCGATCTCGTTGATCCCGGTCGCATCTACGTCTGTAACTGGCGAGACTAGCAACGTGACTTCGATCTCGTTGATTCCAGTCGCGTCTACATCGCTGAGCTTCCCAACCAAGACTGGTGTCTCGATCTCGTTGATCCCAGTATTGTCCTGATCGCTGTACTGCCCCTTGTACGATCCGCTTTCGGTTGTCGCTCCGTTGGTATCGGTATCTGACTTCGGCGTCGTGATTCCGCCGCCACCGAAGTTGTCGAAGAGTGCAGGATGTCCGGGTGAGAAGAATCCGGTCGAGCCAGCGTTCTGATACGTCGCGTCAACTCCAGTTCCGAGGATCCTCCATTTGGCCGCGCCGAGCGGTTTGTAGTAAAGAGAGAAGGTCGTTCCAAGTACCCTCGCTCCAATCGAATCCCCAGGCGAGGCTACGCAAGTAGGCTGTCCGCCGACAGAAGAGGTAGCGCCACCCGAGCACTTCTGGAGCATCAGCTTATTGCCTACACTGTCATGCCGCAGGTAGTAGCCGTTCTGCGAGTTGATATCCGTTCCACCAGTGAATCTCAGCCACACATCGTGATACTGAGTTTCTGCCGGGTTCGGAAGATCGATGTAAGCCTCGCAATCGGTAACCGACTGATCGCTCCGATATGCACCGCAGCCATTTCCAGGTGGGCCGGTAGAAGCTTGGTTGCTAGAGACATATGGAGTCAGATATGTTTGGGTGGGAACTGTCATACCCACCCAAGGAGAGGTCAAGATCCCGTCGGCCCGGTTGAAGTTATCGATGACAGCATTCTGCGGGAAGTCGCTAACTTCGACATACGCTGTCTCGTTAGCTGATCCTACGTTGACATCAGCACCACCCGAGACCGGCGTACCCTCGCCGAGCAGCAGGAGCGGCGGCGACTGCATACACGACGCTGCCGACGCGATAGCAGTGCCGGTACCAGATCCACCGCTGCCTCCTGTGTCTGTCGTACCATCGTAGCCGAGAGTCCAGGTGTACGCGGTCGCCATCCCCTGCGTACCGCCGCCCCAAACCTCGCACACGAGTACGTCGCCGTCCTGGCACACAACGTCGGCGGTTCCGTTGAACGCACCAGCAGCCGCGATAACTTCAGACGTGCTGACAGCGCTCGGAGTCCCAGTGCTCGTCGGCAAGTCCATGATCTTGCCGACAAGGGCGCCCGTACTAGGACGCCAGACATAGATGCAACCGCGAGTGCAAGACCACCCGCCCGAAGAGTTGCTGGCCGAGGCTCCTATCCAGATGTTCCAAAGACTCGTTGTCCCAGCGGGAACCGTTTGCGCCGCGAGAGCCGGACTGATGAAGCGGCGGAACCAGTTGTTCTGCCGAGACGTAGATGCGAGTGATGTAAGAGTTGGAGCTACCTGAGCGGTGCCCTTCGTACCGTTCATGGTCTTGTTGGTAGACGCGCCCGAAGCTGTGACACCCGGCGCTGTAGTCGATTGCGTCGCAGCGCCAGGAAGTGTCCCGCTTACGCCGGAAGCAGCGTCGTGGAAGAACCAAACGCTAGTCGGCATTATCCCACTCCACCAGGAGTGTTATCTCAAGCGGGCAGCAACCAGTAAAAGGAGCAGGCCCAACAGGTACATCGAGACCCACTGGCGCGGGATCAGCAGCCCCAGCGTAGCAATCGCCGCGTCCATCGCAGATTCCCCTAACCTCCCAAACTGCTCCATCGGTGCGGCGATAGCGTATGTAGCCCTCGCGCTGCTCCTCGATGAAGACGTCAGGATCGACCGTTGGTTTCACTCGGCACCTTCCATATCGTCACTGTGCGTCGAGCGTTCGGCGGCGGTGTATGGACGACTTCCCAGCGGATCTGAAAGTTGGGGACAGGATCGGTCAGATCGAGCGTGATCGTTCCCTCGCGATCAACAATGCGAGAGAAGTAGTCGCGGATCACCGAGTCGAGCGCGCTGCCCGGAGACAGATCGGTGAACAGTTCATCGATCTCGCGCTCGGGAGTCCAGATCTGACGGAGCCTCTCAACTGGGTTGATCTTCATCATCCTCGTAGTATCCTTCGATCTCATCGGGTGAGAGGCCGAAGATTCGATCCATTCCGGTGATCGGGTCGGTCATACGGCAGAAGTAGTTTCCCTGGATGATGACGCTCTTTCCGTCCGGTAGCCAAATCAGACCTTCTGTATCGTTCAACTCTAGCTCGTACACAGGAGGCTTGTCCCGACTAGCGAGCATCGCTTTGTGCTGTCTCTTCAGATCCTCGATATGAGCCTCATGGTGCTTCGTCAGTTCCTTTTCGAGATGCTCATACATGATACGCTCATCCTTGCGACGCATCCGACGTACGATCTTCCGAGGAAGATTGACGAGATCGATGTGCGGAATGAGCGGCGGGATGTCTTCGTACTTCTCTGGGTGCTCTTCCATTTAGATCGCCCTCACAATCTGGTTGACGATTATCGTTGGCTGAGTATTCTGGTGGGCTGCACCGCCTCCCTCCAACGAGATCGCGTGTGTCTCATTCGCGCTGACCCCGCCGGTATTGGTATAGTGGGAGTGATCCACATTCTCAGTCGCAATATTGAAGTATCCAGTGTTCGTCCAGAGCCACTG